TTGCCGAAACGGGCGACCATCCAGTATCGCGAATGCAAGGCGGATGGCGCGCTGCACGGCACGGATCTCAAGACCAGGCTGGTCGATGTCTTGCGGCGGCGGTCACACAGTCATCGGATCGGCGAGAATGCACGGCTGAGGGCGATCGATCTGGACGGAGACGGCAGCCATGTGGTGCTGAACAAAGTGTCGTCGCCCGCGACCTGGGACGGGCCGGTCTTTTGCGGGCAGATCATCCACCTCAGGGCCGGGGCGGATGTCCAGGCGGTGCTGCAATCGCTGGACGACGACACGGACGAATTCCTGGTGCAGAACATCGATGTCGGGCAGGGCGCCCGAATCGTCAGGGGCGTGCTGTATTTTGCGGTCCACCGCAATCATGTCGGCCTGATCGAAAGCGCGGCGGTCAGGGCATCCGTCCTGGAACGCTATTTTACCGCGCTGTTCCGGCAGGCGGGCGAGCTGCATCCTGGGCAACGGATCGTCCTGCTGGCGCGGTTTTCGGCCGCCGGGGAAAAAGGGCTGTCCGAAATCGGCGACCTGTCCCTGTCGGCCCGTCCCCGGTATCGGAATGATGCCGGTCCGTACCCCATGGACGATCTGTTCCGGCGCCCGGCGGGCGAAGCCCGCGACACGGGGGCGACCATCTTTGACGTGCTGCGCCTGATGGGCTGGCAGGACGACGCCCTGGCCCGCCTCTTGGCCGAGGTGCCGGACGGGGGGCGGGTAGAAGGCCTGCTCAAGGTCTTTGTCAAGGACCGGCGGCGCACGGTCCGCATCCCCAGGGCCGCCATCGACGAGGCGCTGCGCAACGTCGATCCGGCCGATCTCGGCCTGCACGGCGACGGGCGGGAACAGGGCGGCATGGTCAAGCTTTCGGTCGTCAGGGATATTGCAGCCGAAGGCTCCCTTCTTGATCCGACCGATGCTATGCTGCGGATCGTCGAGGCCCTGAGGGAATGGGCCGCTGCCGGGAAAATCGATTGCCGCTTCGAGGATCAAAGGCCGTTGCACTGATCGCAGGCGCCGCGGCTGGGGCGATCCTGCCCCCGCCCCTGCTGATCGGCGATCCGTCGCGGCTGCTGGTGACGTTTCTGGGGCTGGCCGCGGCCAGCATCCTTCCCACGGTTTCGCTGGTCATCGGCAGCCTGTCATCCTCGGGACGGTCGGTGATGAGGATCGAGGAACTGGCGCGGGAATTGTCACAGGCGGTTCGAACGCTGTTCCTGATCCTGGCGCTTGTCGCGGTGGCCGTGGTGCTGCTGATGCTGATCGCGATCCTGCCCGACATCGCCTGGCCGATTCCCCTTGCCGGGATCGAGGTTCCCGATGCCGCGCGGCGGGGCGTGCAATCGCTGGCGCTGCTGGCCGCCACCGCCGCCGCCATCCATGCCCTGCAAATCCCGCAAATCCTTGGTCGCGTCCTGACGATCAAAAGGGACATCGCCATCCACGAGGCCCGCAAGGCCCTGGCCGAGACTGCGCCGTCCGAGGCAGACATCCGGCAGATGTTTCCCAAAAAGGACGGTTTCGGCCAGAACGTGCCTCTGGACCGAATGCGCCCCTGACCGCGCCCGCCAATCCGGCATTGCCTTCTGGCCAGCCGTGGGTCTGAAAGGGACGATGGCGGGCGGTCCTGGAACAGCCGAAAATCGATCAAACTATTGATTATTTTCATTATTTTCTGCTCGCGGGCTGCGTTCTGTCATACCTGCGTGGCCACCTGCCCGTTTGGCTCAAGCCTGTGGATGGCGTGACAGTCAGATTGCGAACCATCCATTGTCCAGTGTCCGGGCTTGGTCGGCCCCGTGGGCGCGTGGCGCGTGATCTTCGCCTTCGACCTGACCGTGACGCTGGACCCAACCGCTGGAACGCGAACCGAAGCGGTTGCACGAGTCTTCGTCCTGGCTGGATCTCGACCGCCGAGCACGCGGTTGCAGGGCCGCCGGGCCTGTATCAGGACGACACGCATCTGGCCTTTGTCGAAAAGAACCCCGATCTGCCGTGGCTCGCCATCGGCTGGCGTCCGCGCGCTATCTGCGCAGGCTTTTGGGCAGCGGACAGATTTGGAGGGATTGATGCGCCTGGGGGGACGTCACATCCCCCACGGCTCATGTCCGGTTCGACGGGAAAATTGGCTCAGGCGCACCACGAACATAGGCGCACCGGCCGGTTTTTGCAACGGTGCCATGCCCTCGTCGGCCGAACGGCCCCTGAGAGGCGATTTGAATACCGTTTGAAGGGCCTTGTCGGACCGTCACAGGTGCGGCTACCATTCGGGCAAAGAGGCCGCTCAACGGCGCTCTGACGCGGCCTTCCGAAATCCCCCGGAAATCCTCGCCACCCCCTGAAGTGCTTTACGGGGCACTTCGCCGTCCGGCCATGCCAGATGATCGGCATGGCACGACGTTCATCCACCCTTCAGGGCATCGCCCTCAACGCCCAGGACGGCACCGCGCCGGACTGGGTCCAGCTCATTCCGGCCGGACCCCGGATCCTCGGCCGCGACGGCCGGCGCTGGAAGCTGTCCGACCCCGCCGCCGTGGCGGCGGCCTTCAACGCATCCATTCAGAAGCCGCACATCGACATCGAGCATTCGACCCAGATCCGCGCGCCCAAGGGCGAGCCGGCCCCGGCGGTCGGCTGGTTCGAGGAGATCGAGAGCCGGGACGGATCGATCTGGGGCCGGATGGACTGGACCGAGGAGGGCCGCGTGGCCGTTGCCTCGCGCGCCTATCGCTACCTCAGCCCCGCGTTCCGCCACGATCCCCGCAGCGGCGAGGTGCTGGCGATCGTGTCGGCCGGCCTGACCAACAACCCCAACCTCGACATGGCCGCGCTGAACGCCGCCGAACAGGAGACCGACGAGATGCTGGACCCCGCCCTGCTGGAGGCCCTTGGCCTGAACGCCAATGCTAGTGCCGCCGATGCGGTGGTGGCCATCGGCAAGCTGAAGGACACCCGCGACACCGCGCTGAACGCCGCGAAGATGCCGGATCCGGACAAGTTCGTGCCACGCGCCGATCACGACTTGGCCCTGAACCGGATCGCCGGTTTCGAGACGGCCGAGAAGACCCGCCGCGACGAGGCGATCAATTCCGCCCTCGATGCCGCTGTCGCCGCCGGCAAGGTCGCCCCGGCGTCGCGCGAATACCACCTGGCCGCCTGCCGGTCGGACGGCGGGCTGGAACGGTTCCAGGCCGCCATGGCCACGGCCCCGGTCATCGCGGCCGGGTCGGGCATCGACGCCAGGAAGCCGGGCGATGCGGCCGGTCCCACCGACGAACAGGTCGCGGTCTGCCGCGCCATGAACATGGATCCGGCCGTCGTCTTCGGCGCGGGCAAGAAGGAGTAAGCCGAACATGGCGATCATCACCCCCGCGCTGCTCGTGGCGCTGAACACCGTCTTGCAAAAGGCCTTCAAGGACGCCTATGCCGCCGCCCGCGCCGAGGCGGTCTTCGAGCGGATCGCAACCACGGTGCCGTCCAGCACCGCGACCAACACCTATTCCTGGCTGGGCGATTTCCCGACGTTGCAGGAATGGGTGGGCGAGCGCGTGTTGCGCGACATGAAGGCCCACGGCTATCAGGTCTCGAACCGCCTCTACGAGGCCACCCTGGGCGTCGCGCGGACCGCGATCGAGGACGATCAATACGGGCACTATGGCACCGTGGCGGCGAGCATGGGCCAGGAAGCGGCCCAGCATCCCGACAAGATCATCGCCGCCCTGATGGCGGCGGGCACGACCGCCACCTGCTATGACGGGCAGTACTTCTTCGACACCGACCATCCGGTCTATCCCAACGTCGACGGCACCGGCACGGCCGCGACCGTGTCGAACTACGACAGCGGCGGCGGCGCGCCGGGCCCGGCCTGGTATCTGCTGGATACCCGAAAGCCGCTCAAGCCCTTCATCTTCCAGGAACGCACGAAGCCCGAGTTCGAGCACAAGACCAACCCGGCCAATTCGGACCAGGTGTTCATGGCCGACCGCTACGTCCACGGCATCCGCTATCGCTGCAACGGCGGATACGGCTTCTGGCAGATGGCCTATTGCTCGAAGGCGGCGCTGAGCGTGCCAAACTTTGTGACGGCCCGCGACGCCATGGCGGGTTTCAAGGCGGATGGCGGGCGGCCGCTGGGCATGAACCCGAACGTCCTGGTCGTGCCGCGGTCGCTGCGCAGCGCGGCGGACGAGCTGATCGCCAAGGCCAACCTGACGGGCGGCGAAAGCAACGTCCATTACAAGGCCGTCGACACGATCGTGTCGGACTGGCTGTGAGGGAGGGCGCGATGAGGATCCTGGTCAAGACCGTCGCCGATCCCGGCCCGTTCTTCCGCCTGGGCCGGGGCTGGACGAAGGCGGGCGTCGTGGTCGAGCAGGCCGAATTCAGCGACGACGAATGGGCGCTGCTGGCCGGGGAGCCGATGCTGCATGTCGGCCCGGCCCCGGACGAGGCCGAGATCGCGCAGGTCCAGACCGACGATCTGGGCGATCGGCTCAAGGCGATGATCGCCGGGCTGGAGGCCGACAGCTTCGGCAAGGACGGCAAGCCCAGGCTGGACGCGCTTCGGGCAGCCCTGCCGGAAGCCAAGGACCAGATCACCGCCGAGCTGCGCGATCAGGTCTGGGCCGGGGTCAAGCCGGTCGAGTGATCCCAGGCGAAAGAACCCGTCGCGATCCCATCCCATAGGCCATTGAGGGCACGGATGGGCGGTTCGAGTAGGCCGGCCGGGGGCGGACCCGGACGCGAACGTCGTAAGGGGGCGTGACGGCCGGGAGAGACCGGCACCCTTTTCACCCGCAGGAACCCATGTCCTACGCCACCGCCCCCGACATCGTCGATCTTTACGGCCCGTCCGCCCTGTATGTGGCGGATCGCGACAACGACGGCACAGTCGATGCGGCGGCGGTGGATCGCGCACTTGTGTCGGCCTCGGACGAGATCGACAGCCATGTAGGCGTGCGCCATGCGCTGCCCCTGGCCGCGGTGCCGGGCATCCTGCGCCAGCATTGCGTCGACATCGCCGTCTATCGCCTGGCGCTGTCGGCCGACGTGCTGACCGAGGAACACCGGCGCCGGTACGAGGACGCGGTCGCGCATCTGCGCCGGATCGCCGAAGGCAAGGCCGCGCTGGTCCTGCCGGCCGATCCGGACGCGCCCACCGATCCCGACGCCCCCGAGATGACCGGCCCGCGCCCGATCGTGGCCAGCGGACCCCCGCGCCTGTTCACGCGCGGCGCCATGCGGGATTTCTGATGGCCGGAATCAACATCAGCGTCACCCCCGACCTGTCCGGCGCCCGCCGCCTGGCCGAGCTTTCGGCCGAGGATCTGGAAACCTTGGTGTTCGCCATCGGCGAGCTGATGGTCACGCAGACCAAGACCCGGATCGCCGACGAGAAGACCGATCCCGACGGCGCGCCCTGGGCGCCCTGGTCGGACGCCTATGCCGCCACCCGGTCCGCTCGTCATTCGCTGCTGGTCGATGTGGGCAACCCCGGCCTGCTGGAAAGCATCGCCAATCATTCCACCGCCGACGCCGCGATCGTCGGCACCAACCTGGTCTATGGCCGCGTCCACCAGGTCGGGTCCGACGACGGCGCGATCCCCGCCCGCCCGTATCTGGGCCTGTCGGGCGAGAACCGCCGCGAGATCGAGGCGCTGGTGGTCGATGGCCTGGAAGGGATGCTGCAATGAGCCTGCGCCCCGACCTGCTGGCCACGCTGCCCGGCCTGGTCGCCGCCGAGGTGCAGGGCTGGCTGCCCGATCTGGCGACCTGCAAGGGCGTGGTCGGCCGGATCGAGCTGGCCGAGGTCAAGCGCCTGGGCATCGCCGCGCCCGCCGTCCTGGTGTCGCGGTTCGGCACGCGCGTCGCGCAGGCCCTGGCCGGTCCCCACCGCCATTACCTGGTCGACCTGGCGGCCTTTGTCGTGACCAAGGATGCCCTGGGCCTGGACCGCAACACCGCCGCCGCCACGATCACCCAGGCCCTGCTGACCCGCCTGCCGGATCTGGAGATCGACGCCGAGGGCGTGGGCGAGGTGTCCGACCTGACCGAGCATTCGCTGGTCACGACCGACGTCCTGAAGGAAGGCATCGCGCTCTGGGCCGTCACCTGGCGGCAGCGTGTCGCGCTGGAGGCCCATCCCGAACCCGAGCCGATCACCCCGCAGCTGTATGTCGGCTGGGCGCCCCGGATCGGCGCCGCGCACGAGGACGACTATGTCCTGGTCGGGGGCAACCCATGAGCTGGTCCGCCGCCGAGAACGACCGCCGCGCCGCCAACATCCTGATGATCGGCACGGTCAGCGCGGTCAACGCCGGGGCCGCGCGGGCGCGGGTCGATTTCGGGGATCTGCAATCGCCGGACCTGCCGGTCGGCCAGCTGCGGGCCGGCGCGCTGTCCTTCTGGTGGCTGCCCCAGGTCGGCGAGCAGGTGCTGGTCGGCTGCCCCGGCGGCGACATCGGCCAGGGCGTGATCCTGTGCGGCATCTTCGCGGGCAACGCCCCGTCGTCGGACGCGGGCGTGCCGCTGATCGCCTTGGCCGGCGGCGTGATGCGGGTAGAGGGCTCGATCGAGGTGACGGGCGATGTCACCGCCTCGGGGATATCGCTGGTCGGGCATGTGCATGGCGGGGTCCAGGGAGGCCCCGATAACACGGGAAAACCGAAATGACGGAAAAGCGGGATTACATTGTGCGCACTGAGGCCTGGATCGCCGGCCGCCCCGCGAAGGCGGGCGATGTCGTGCGCCTGACCGAGCGCGAGGCGCGCTATGAGCCGGTCGATCCGGTGGTATCGGACGACGCGGACGCCCAGGCCGAGCCGGCGCGCCGCGCCAAGGGCCGGCCCGAGACCCGGACCGGGACCGACGCATGATCGGCATGTCGCGCCACACGGGCAGGATGCTCGACGGCGATGCGCATCTGGCGCAATCGATCGCCGATATCCTGACCACGCCCCTGGGCACCCGCGTGATGCGGCGCGACTATGGGTCGAACCTGCCCGACCTTCTGGATGCCCCCATGAACGGCGAAACCGTCATCGATGTGTTCGCCGAAAGCGCGGACGCCATCGACCGCTGGGAGCCGCGCTTTCGGCTGACGCGTGTGCAACTGATCGCGGCCGAGGTCGGCGCGTTCGAAATCCTGCTGGACGGCGAGCAGGACGGCGCGGCCCGGTCCGTCGCGGTCCGGATCGGTGGCCCGGCATGACGACACCCGTCGATCTGTCCCGCTTGCCTTTGCCCGACGCGGTCGAGGCGCTGGATTACGAGACGATCCTCGGCGCGATGAAGCAGGTCATGATCGCCCTGGCCCCCGAGACCGCAAGCGAGCTGGAGCTGGAAAGCAGCACGATCCTCAAGATCCTTCAGGCGGGTGCCTATCGCGAGCTGCTGCTGCGCGCGCGCGTCAACGACAGCGTGCGCGCCGTGATCCTGGCCACCTCGACCGGCGCCGATCTGGACGGCCTGGCCGCGCTGACGGGCGTCGAACGGCAGGTGATCGTCGAGGCCGATCCCGACGCGGTGCCGCCGGTGGCGGCCGTCCTGGAAACTGACGCCGCGCTCCGCCGCCGGGCGCAGATGTCGCCCGAAGGCCTGACCAACGCGGGGACCGCCGGCAGCTATGTCTATCACGCGCTCAGCGCGGACGGCCGCGTTCGCGATGCCGGCGTCACCAGCCCGACGCCCGGCCGGGTTGTCGTCACGATCCTGTCCCACGACGATGACGGCGCCCCGGCGCCGGATCTGCTGGCGGCCGTGACCGCCGTCCTGCAGGAGGTCCGGCCGCTGTGCGACGACGTGGCCGTGGCCGCGCCGACATTCGCCGACTTTGCCGTCACGGCCCATCTGATCGTGCCCGGATCGCCCGGCGCCGAGATCGCGCGGGCCGCGGCCCAGGCCGCCGTCACCGCCTATCTGGACGAGGCCCGCGCCGTCGGCCGCGCGGTGCGCCGCAGCGCGCTGATCGCCCGGCTGCACCAGGCGGGCGTCGAGGCCGTGACCCTGACGTCCCCGGCGGGCGACGTGGATCCGGGCGCCACCGGCGTCGCCCGCGCCACGGCCGTAACCCTGACCGCGGGGGTGGCGCCATGACCGATCACCTGCTGCCCCCGAACAGCACCGCCCTGGAGCGCGCCGCCTCGATCGCCATGTCCCGGCTGGCCGAGATCGACACGCCCGCGAACCTGATGTGGGATCCCGATACCATCCCGCTGGCCTATCTGCCCTGGCTGGCCTGGGCGCTGTCGGTCGACGACTGGGATCCCGACTGGCCCGAGGCCCGCCGCCGCGAGGTGGTGCGCCGGTCGTTCGACCTGCACCGGATCAAGGGCACCCAGACGTCGGTCAAACAGGCGCTGGCGATGCAGGGCTATGGCAATGCCTCGATCACCGAAGACAAGGATTTGCCGCGGATCGGCGATGCCGGCCTGATTGTCGGCGGGGCGCGGATCGAGGGGGAGCCCGTGCGCGATGCCTGGGCCGTGGGCGATATCCTGGTCATCGGCCGCGGCGATCTGCGCATCGGCGGGGACCGCGACCTGGCCTTCGAGAACCAGACGATCACCGGAACCTGGTCCATAGGCCCCGATGATCCGCACTGGGCCGATTACTGGGTCGCGGTGCCGGTCGCGATCCGCCGGGCGGACGCCGACCGGCTGGCAGGCCGTCTGGCCAGCGTCGCACCGGCGCGCTGCCGTTTGCGGGGCATCGCGCTGTCCGGGGCGTATTTCGCCCTGGGCGACGATCAGTGGCGGATCGGCGGCGACATCGGATTGGGCAGGAGCTATGACTATGAGGTGCACTGATGGTTGATGTGGCAAGCGTGCCCGGAATCGGCGAAGCCGATGTCTGGGTGGACAAGGTGCCCGAGCTGCAGAACGGCTGGCGCCCCACGGGCGGTCCGCCCAATCCGGTCGCCGACGAGGGCCTGCTGAACTGGCCATTGCAGGTCCTGGCCTGGCGGACCCGCTATTTCTACAACCGCGAGCAGGAACGCAAGCTCGACATATCCCGCGAGCTGACGGTCGGGCCGGGCGGACAATACGCCACGCTGGGCGCCGCGCTCGAGGTGTTTTCGGTGATGACCCCGCGCCTGCGGGCGCAAGCCGTCATCGGCACCGTGCGCCTGCTGGCCGGCTACGAGATGGCCGAGCAGATCACCGTGCGGGGCATCAACCTCGGCTGGGTCCGCATCATCGCCGACGCGCCCACGGTCATCATCCGGCGCAACGCGCTCACCGTCGGAACCGGTCTCTACCCGGCGTTCCTGGCGATCAACGGGGGCGTCCTGCCACAGATCAGCGCCCTGTTCGTGATGTCCACGGAAGGCCTGGCGACCGGACGCGTGGGCCTGATGGTCTCGGTCGGCGGCTATGCGCAGGTGACGGCCGGGGCGGGCATCCAGGGCGCCGGCGGCTATGGCCTGTTCGCGACGTCGGGCGGCACCATCGTGGCCCAGGGCGCCGACTTCCGCAACGCCGGCGAAGACGGCGCGCGCGCCTCGGCAGGAGGGGTCGTGGTGGTCAACGAGGCGATCCTGACCGGCGCGGGCGGGTCAGGCGTCTACTGCCACAAGGGCGGCGCGGCCGACTGCCAGAGCGCGATCCTGACCGGCGCCGCGGTCAGCGGCATCTACTGCTCTCTGGCCGGTCGCGTCGCGGCCTTCAGCGCCAACTGCCGCAAGGGGGCGTCCGACAGCAGCGCCGACATCGCCGTCGCGCAAGGCGGCACGATCGCCGCGGCCGGAGCGATCGGCGGCACCAACATCGCCACAAACACCACGACGCCATCGGGAGTGATCTACAGATGATCCATGCCGTTCTTGACGCCGACGGCCAGCCGACCGGCGCGGCCTACATGACGGTCACGGACCGCATCCGCGCCCATCACGCGGCCTATGGCGAGGTCATCGAGCCGGTCGCCGATCTGGCCAACGACGGCGACGACGAGGCGCCCGTCTGGCGCGTCGTGCCCGCCAGCATCGAGGCGCTTCGCGAGATCTGGACCGCCACCCGCTTCCAGGCCCGATCCGCGCTGCGGGCCGCGGGTCTGTTCGAGGCCGCCGAGGCCGCCGTCCGCGACAGCGGCGACGCGGCCCTGATCGAGGCCTGGGACAGCGCCAGCGAGTTCCGCCGCATGTCCCCCGCCATCGTCACCACCGGCGCCCTGATGGGCCTGCCCGACGAGGCGATCGACGACCTGTTCCGCGCCGCCGCGCTTATTTTCGCATAAGGAGACCCCCGCCATGCCCGATTTCCTGCACGGCATCGAAGTCATCGAGATCGACAACGGAACCCGTCCGATCGCCACCGTCGCCTCGTCCCTGATCGGCTTCGTGGGCACGGCCCCCGAGGCCGATGACGAACTGTTCCCGGTCGACATGCCGGTGCTGATCGCCGGACCCCGCCAGGCGGCGCTTCTGGGTGCGGCCGGATCGCTGCTGGACGCCTATCAGCAGGCCTACCGCGAAGGGGTCTCCGCGATGGTCGTGGTGCGCGTGGCCGCCGGGGCCACGCCCGCCGACACCGTCACGGCCGTGATCGGATCGGAAACCGCCGCCACCGGCATCTGGGCGCTGATGAACGCACGGCCGCTGCTGGGTGCGACGCCGCGCATCCTGGCCGCGCCGGGCCACAGCGCGAACGCTGCCGGGGCGACCGAGGCGTCCCCGGTGGCCACCGCCCTGATCGCGGTGGCCGAACGGCTGAAGGCGGTTGCCGTCATCGACGGACCCAACACCACCGAAGCCGCGGCGGTGGCCGACGTCGCCCGCTACGGCTCGCAGCGGGTGCTGTATTGCGAACCCGCCGTCCGGGTCTGGGACGAGGGCGCGGGCGCGGTCGTCACCCGGCCCGCCAGCGCCACCCATGCCGGCGCACTGTCGTTTTCGGATGCCACGCGCGGTTTCTGGTGGTCCCATTCGAACAGGGTGTTGAAAGGCATCGTCGGCACGGCCCGCCCGGTCGGTTTCGCCATATCCGATCCGGCGACGGAATCGAACCGCATGAACGAGAAGGGCATCACCACGATCGTCAACCAGAACGGCTTTCGGACTTGGGGCAACCGTTCGCCCGCCGCCGACGCCAACTGGGCCTTCCTGTCCGTGCGCCGCACCGCCGACATGATCTATGACAGCATCGACTCCGCAATGCTGTGGGCCATGGACCGGCCCTTCAGCGAGCAGCTCTTGCGCGACATCCGGGACAGCGTGAAGGACTATATCACGACCCTTGTCACGCGCGGCGCGCTCCTGGGCGGGGACTGCTGGCTGGACCCCGAACTGAACACCGAAGCCACCCTGAAGGCGGGGCAGCTGTATCTCGACTTCGACATCGAACCGCGGGCGCCGCTGGAGCGCCTGACCTTCCGCGCCTTCCGCAACGGCTCGTATTACGACGAGCTGGTGTCCGCGGTCGCCGCGGTCAACTGAGGAGAACGCCATGGCCCTGCCCAAGACCATCCGCAACTTCAACGCCTTCGTGGACGGCATCAGCTATTTCGGGCTGGCCACCGAGGCCAAGATGCCCTGGCCCAAGATCCAGACCGAGGCGCATCGCGGCTCGGGCATGGACGGCCCGATCGGCCAGGACATGGGCATGGAAGCCCTGTCGGCCGAGGCGACCTTCGCGGAATGGTCGCCCGCGCTGCTGAAGCGCATCGGGACCGAAACCCGCGTCGTGTTCCGGCCCGCCGCCAGGGCCGACGGCGCGGCCACGGCCGAGACGATCATCGCCACCGTTTCGGGTCTGGTGACGGGCCACGAGGGCGGCGACCTGAAGCCCGGCACCGGATCGACCCTGAAGCTGACCTGGGACGTCCGCCAGTACCGGCTGGAGATCAACAACGAGGTCATCTGGGACATCGACCTGGTGGCCGGCAGGCGCGTCGTCGGCGGCGTCGACCAACTGGCGGCCTTGCGCCGCGCCATGGGCATTTAAGGGGGCCTTGAACCATGTCTGCAAAACTGTCCGATCCGATCACCCTGGCCGAGCCGATCCGGCGCGGTGACGAGACCATCGCCAGCGTCGCCGTCCGCAAGCCCGATGTCGGCGCGCTGCGCGGCATGAAGATGGTCGAACTGATGCGCATGGATGTGGCGAGCTACTGCCAGCTGCTGCCGCGCATCACCGTGCCGTCGCTGCTGCCCGACGAGATCGAGGCGCTGGACGTGGCCGACCTCGTGTCGCTGATGAAGGAGACGTCGGTTTTTTTCATCAGTCAGGCGGAGATGGAGGCGATCGAGGCGGCGGGGGGCTAGGGCTGCCCGACGACGTCGAGGAGGCGATGGCGGATATCGCCACCGTCTTTGGCTGGGCGCCGCGGGACATGGACCCGATGAGTGTCGAGGAACTGGCCGGCTGGTGGCGCCGTGCCCTGGCGCGCATCCCGAACGGAAACGAGGACGATGGCTGACCTGAACATCGCGCTGATCCTGCGGCTGGTCGATCGGGCCACCGGGCCGGCGCGTGCGGCCTTCGACCGCATGGACCGGATGTCCCAGGGGGCCTTGACCCGCAACGCGGCGATCGCGGATCGCGGCGCCCGGCTGATGGCGGGCGGCATGGGCGACGTGGCGCGCGGCGCGGGCCGGGCGGCCCTGGCGGTCGGGGCCTATGGCGGCGTGATGGCCGGGATCGGCCTGGCCTTCGTGCGGCCCGCCGCGCAGATGGAACGGTTCAAGGTCCAGCTGAAGAACCTGGAAGGATCGTCGGCCGGGGCGGAACGGGCGATGGCCTGGATCCAGGAGTTCGCGACCCGCACGCCCTTGGAACTGAACGACACGATCAGCGCCTATGCCAGGCTGAAGGCCTTCGGCGTCGATCCCATGAACGGGTCTTTGCAGGCCCTGGTCGACACGATGGCCGCCAGCGGCGGCGGCGCCGAGCAGCTGGACGGCCTGGTCCTGGCCCTGGGCCAGTCCTGGACCAAGGGCAAGCTGCAAGGCGAGGAAGCCTTGCAGATGCTGGAACGCGGCGTCCCCGTCTGGGATCTGCTGGCCGCGAAGCTGGGCCGGACCGCGGCCGAGATGCAGGAGATGGCCTCGGCTGGCAAGCTGGGCCGGACCGAGATCCAGCTGCTGGTCGATGCGCTGGCCGAACGCAACAAGGGCGCGTCCGAGGCCATGTCGAAGACCTGGGACGGGATCATCTCGAACCTGATCGATCACTGGTCACGCTGGCAGGTCATGGTCATGGACGCGGGCCTGTTCGACTTTCTCAAAGGCAAGCTGCAACTGTTCCTGGACTTCCTGAACCAGGCCGCCGCCGACGGGCGTCTGCAACGCTGGGCCGAACAGACGGCCGGTGCGATCATGTGGGCGCTGGAAGGCATCTGGGCCATGGGCGTCGAGGCCCTGGCGCTGTGGCAGCAGGTCTATCCCTGGCTGGAGGCTGCGGCCGAATGGACCGGGGGCTGGCAGAACCTGCTGATCGCCATCACCGCCCTGGCCTTCGGCAAGACGATCCTTGGTATGGTAATGGGTCTTGCCAAGCTGACGGTCGGCCTGGGGCTGGTGTCGGGCGGTTTCCTGGGCTTGGTCAAGGACGTCGGCAAGCTGACCCTGTCGCAGCGCATCCTGGTGGGTTTCGGCCGAGTGCTGGCCGTGCTGGGACGCGCCCTGTTTCTCACGCCGCTGGGCCTGGCCATCGCGGCCGTCGCGACCGGCGTTTATGCGATCTACGAAAACTGGGACGGGATCGTGACCTGGTTCCAGGGCAAGATCGAGCGGGTCCGCGCGGCCTTCGACGAAGGCTTCTTCCAGGGCCTCTGGACGGCCTTCAAGGAGTTCAACCCGACCACGCTGGTGGTCGAAGCCCTGGCGGGGTTCGTCACCTATGTGAACGACAAGATCGAGGAGGCCTTCGGCGTCGACCTGCTGGGCGCCGGCGACGCCATGGTCAAGTCGATGTGGGACGGCATCCGGCAGGCCTGGACCGATGTGCTGGACTGGTTCCGGCGCATCCCGGACATGATCGTCGCCGCGATCGGCCGCATCGACATCGGCAGCCTGATCACCTGGCCCGAGCCGCCCGCCTGGCTGGACCGGCTGTGGAACGGCGACACCACGCCCGCCGGTCAGCAGGCCGCGATGGCGCGCCGTGCCCCGTCGCTGGCCTATGGGCAGGAGGCCACGCCCTATGCCGGACCGCGCGCCCTGGGCGGCCCGGTCCGCGCCGGCCACGTCTATCGCTGGCTGGAAGAAGGCCAGGAGATGTTCGTGCTCAATGCGGACGGCCAGGTCATTTCCAACCGCCAGCTGCGCGCCATGCGGCAGCGGCCCGCGTCCCCGGCGGGATCGCGCATCGACGTGGGCGGCATCACCATCAACGCCGCGCCGGGGATGGATGCGCGCGACATCGCCCGCGAGGTCGGCCGGGTGCTGCGGCGGCTGGACCGGGACGGACGCGCGGCGCTGCACGACGGGGGCGCCTATGCTTAGCAGCCTGGTCATGATGGCGCTTGGCACCTACCGGTTCGGGATCAACCGCGCCGCGTATCAGGCGTTCACCCGACGGGCGTCCTGGCGGTGGGATCAGGCCGACCGGATCGGCCGCGCCCCGGCGCTGCAATACCTCGGCCCCGGCGCCGACGAAGTGACCCTTGAAGGGGTCATTTATCCCCACTTCAAGGGGGGATTGCGCCAGGTCGAAGGGATGCGCGCCATGGCCGGCCTGGGCCAGCCGATGATCCTGGTCGACGGGCTAGGCTGGGTCTGGCATCGGTGGTCGATCCTGTCGATCGAGGAGCGCAAGAGCGTGTTCCTGGCCGATGGCGCCCCCCGCAAGATCGAGTTTTCGATGGAGCTGATGGCTTACGGCGACGACCGCGCGGGCCTCGGGGGGCTGTTCGGATGAGGCGCGTCATCACCCGCGGCGGCGACATGCTGGACGCGCTCTGCAAGGTCCACCTGGGATCGGAACACGCGATAACGGCGGTGCTGGACCTCAATCCGGGCCTGGCCGAGCGAGGTCCGGTCTATCCGGCCGGGCTGGCCATCCTGTTTCCGGACGCCGCGCCCGCCTCCGTCCGGTCCGAAATCCGCCTGTGGGGTCGCACATGACGCCGGCCTTCCAGATCCCGCCAATGGCCGGGACGTCACCGGCGTGTTCCAGGACCGGCTGGTCGAGCTGGAGATCGTGGACGAGGACGGCGAAAGCGCCGACCGGGTCCGCATCGTCGTCGATGATCGCCAGGACCGGGTGGCCCTGCCTGAAATGGACACGCTGCTGCAAGTCTGGCTGGGGTATCGCGAGACGGGCCTGTCCATGATGGGCCAGTTCGCCGTGGACGGACGCGGCGGCGAAGGCCCGGTGCGCCGCCTGACGATCGAGGCCACCGCCGCCGACATGAAGGGCGGCATCCGGGCGCCCCGGACCCGCGCCTGGCAGGACAAGGCCCTGTCCGAGATCGTCCGGACCATCGCGGCCGAGGCCGGGCTGCGCGGGGTCGTATCCGCCGCGATCGCCGACATCCGCTGGCCCTATCTGGCCCAGACCGCCGAAAGCAACCTGCATTTCCTGCGGCGCATCGCCCAGACCCTGGACGCCACCGCCAAGCCGGCCGGCGGCACCCTGCTGGTGTCGCGGCGCGGCGACGACAGCACCGTCGGCGGCGATCCGATGCCCAATGGCATCCTGACCGCCCGCGACCTGGTCGAATGGACCTGGGCCGAGGACGGCCGCGAGAAGGTCGGCCGGGTCGACGCCCTCTGGTCGGATGTGGACGCGGCCGCGAAGCAGACCGTGTCGGTGGGCGACGGCGATCCGGCCACGACCCTGCGCCATGTCCATGCCTCCGAGGCCGAGGCCCGGCGCGCGGCCGAAGCCGAGTTCCGCAGGCGGGCGCGTGGCCAGACCACCTTCTCGGCCGAGTTGGCCCGATTTTCGCCCCAGGTCATCGCGGGCGCCCGGATGACCCTGACGGGCGTGTCCGGCAAATGCGATGGCCAATGGGATCTGACGCGCGTCACCCACACCCTCTCGGACGGCCTGCGCACGGCCGTCGAGGCCAAGCGAGGAGTCCTGTAATGCTGCAATTCGATGTTGCGAAATGGCGCAACCTGGGCCTGGACGCAGAGCTGGCGGCCCTGCTGGCGGCCTGCGTCAACGCGGCCAATCGCACACCCAAGGCCGGACGCGGCATTCGGTCGATGACTGCCGATCCCGGTGGCGGCATGCGCGTCCTGATGACGGACGGGAGCGAGATCCTTCTGAACGAGATCAGGGCCAGCCTGGCCGAGGCAGACGAAGCCGCGATCGCTGCGGCGCGCGATGCGGCGGCTGCCGTGGACGAGGCGCTGGCCGATCTGCCCCTGTCGATCATGGATCTGGACATCGAGGACGGGCGGCTCATCAAGATCCTGGGCGACGGATCCCGCGTGATTGGCCCGATACTGACGGTCGGAGGCGGCTCCCCTGTCCCTGTCTGGGACGTGTCGGGCGGCGCCGGCGCCATCACCATTTTCGCAATGCCGCCCGTCGCCCGCCTGGGCGGTTCCGGCGGCGTGGGCTCCATCACCATCACCGAGGACTGAACATGGTCAACCGCATCATCATCACCGACGGGAACTGGGACAGCGACACTCTCATCCTGCTCCCGCGCCCCACGCTGCCCCACACCCTGGACCTTCCCGCCGGCGACTATGTCGTCGTCAACACCGCCAGCAACCCCGATCCGGCGACCGCGACAGATCCGCCGGCGCAGAACGGTTCTCCGTCCGCGACCGCCCCAGCGACCGATACGCTCACCGTGGGTGCCGCCTACAGCGCGGATTTCAGAAGCCGGTTTTCCGACCCGGATGGCGATCCGCTGATCTTTGCGATGACAGGCACCCCGCCGCCTGGCATTGCCAGAACAAACGCGGCTTTCGCAGGCACCCCGACGACGGCGGGCAGCTACAGCGTGACCTTGACCGGAAGCGACCCAAGCGGGGCGTTTGCCAGCATCGGCATTTCCTAGACAGTGGCAGTCCAGCCGCAGGTCGCCCTGACGGTCACGCCGTCGTCTGCCGTAACCCAGTCGTCGCCGGTCGGCACCGTGGCAGCAACCATCAGCACGGACGCCACCGCCCTGACGCTGGGCGGCGACGACGCAGGCCTTGTGCAAATCAGTGGCGATCAGATCGTCACCACGGCCGCGCTGACGGGACGGACCGAGCTGTCGTTCACCGTCACCGGCACCCGTAGCGGCTATACCGCCCGCGCCCGGACCGCCTCGGTCAGCGTGGCTGCATCGGATCAGGGCCAGACTGACACCGCGGCCCCGATCATCAGCGAGGAGGATTACGACATCGACACGGGCGCGATGTCCTTCTCGATCACCGAAGGCGGGACACTGCGCTGGGCGATCTATTGGGGCGAGGACGGTCAGCCGACGTTGAACAGCGACGGCAGCTGGTCCGGGCCGGTCATCGAGACCGGATCCGTGGCGGTGCCTGCGGGCGATGGGTCTGTGACCCTCACCTTCGATACCGATCTGGGCAACCGCATCGCCTATGGCGTGATCGACGCGGCGGGCAATGTCAGCAACATCATCCGCGAAAATGTCCTGATCGGCGATGATCCCCTGGCGCCCCGCTTTGTCGGCATGGGACAGTCTGTCTGGGGCATCGGCAACCTGACGGCCGAATGGCCCGCAGGGCATCAGGCGGGCGATTTGGCGGTCGGCGTCCTGCTCACGCGGGGCGCCGACGCTGCCAGCCCGGCGCCCGCAGGATGGACGAAGCAAGGCCGATATGCGCAGGGCGCCGCCACGGGCGATGCCGTGGTCGAGGTGTTCCACCGGACCGCGGCCGGCGCGGCCGAGGCGGGATTGCGGCTTCCCGATTCGTGGAACACGGGCCTGCTGACGATGGCCGTCTATCGCCCCGCGGGCAGCGCGTCGCTGGTCCTGCGGCATCTGGGCAACCGCACGGAAGCTGCAAACACGGTCAAAGGCACCGGCACGGTTCTGACGATCCCCACGGCGAACACCGCCGCGGCAGCGCGCGGCCGGATCCTGGCGGTGATCGGCGAGCGCACGGACAACGCCGTGCGGCAGATCAGCCAGCTGTCCAACAAGCAGATCCAGGCATGGCGCGAGCGCAGCGTGTTCGGGACCGACCAGAACGCCGGCGGCTGGCTGTCCCTGGCGGATGGCGTGTTCGAGAACGGTCCCACCGCCACGGGCGCGATCAACGCCACCTATCCCGTCGATACCTCCTGGGTCTCGGCGCTCTTTGAAATCGTGGAGCAATAATCATGGGCAGCATCACCGCAGCCGTCAAACGCCTGTCCGCCCCGAGTGTGGCCATCGAGATCACCCGCCCCCACGATCCGGCAAATCTCGCCTATGGGGGGCCGGAACCTATCATTCTCAAGGCGGTCCCGGCGAACTTTTCGCACACCAAGAAGCGCACCGGCATCACCTACGATCCCGCGTTTCGCGAGATGCATTGCGAATGGGACATGGGGATGCCGGGCGCGACCTTCGATGTGCCGGAACGCCTGCTGCCCGCGCATCGAGACGCCAATAGGGCGCGGGATCAGCACGTCTGCCGGATCTATGATCCCGGCACCCATACGGTCCTGGTGGCGGTCACGGATTACTGGGGGCGCACCGCCTATGCCTCGATCACCTTCACGGTCAATCCCTATCCCGCCGGGTATATTCCCCTGATCGTGAGCACGAGCGGCACCTGGACCGGGGCGCCTGCGCACAACGTGGACCATCGCTTCGCGTCCTTCGACGCGGCGATGAATTATGCGATGACCTCGGGCAGCAATCACCGGATCCTGTGCCGGGCGGGAGAGGCGTTCGAAAGCGAGGGCTTTCGCTTGCAAAGCGAGGCGGCCAACCAGAACGCCTGGAACATGGGGCGCTTCACGGTCGGCACCTATGGGGGATCCGCACGGGCGATCATCAATGTCGCCCCATCGGCGGTGGCGTTCATGCGGGTCGTCGGCGAGGCGGGAAAGGGTGTCGAATACACCTTCCTGGAAAACCTCGATGTGCGCAGCACCTGGGACAGCACGATCGAAAGCACCGCGGCGGGCAACGTCGCGTCCCTGCCGGCCGCGTTCTCGATCTGGGTGACGGGCTGGCTCGCGGTCAGGAACTGCCTGGCGGACGGCGTGGGGAACGGATACGACACCTACAGCGCGTCGGACTCGCGGCCGTCCTATCTCGTGGCCCAGAACTGTTCCGCCAGGAACTTCCAGAACTTCGGCTATTACGCCTCGGCGGGGAATCGGTCCCATTTCCTGATTATCGGGTGCGAGGGCATTCACAGCGCGGATGCGCTGATGAACGGCGTCGGAAAATCCCTGGGCGAACGCGGGATGCGCAACGATCACACGGCGCTGCGATCCCAACGAAACGCCCTGATGATCGTCGAATCCTTTTCCGGGCATGGCAAAGGGCAATGGTCGGGCAACGGGGCCGTCCTGCCGCCCAGCCCGCAGCCGGTGCTGCGCATTCACCAGAACGACACCATCAGCCGGATTCTGGTGTCCCGCAGCTATATCGAGGGCAGCGTCGCCTGGGGCAATGCCATCGGCGGGGCGCCCTCGACCCAGCGCGCCCTGAACGGGCGGATGTCGGAAAGCATCATCGTCCCCGCATCGCGGAAGGGAGGGGTGTTTGGAAATGACAGCAACGGGGGCGTGGCGCTCGAAAACTGCCTGGTCATCCGGCCGGATATCGCGTCCGATGCCCCCTGGCTGCCCGGATCGAGCATCGGCATGAAAGGGGTGCCCGATCTGGATCGGGATTCGCTCGAAAGCGCCGTGGCGATCCTGCATTGCACCGTGGTCAATCTGGTGTCCGACGCCCATTACAGCGGGGCCTATGTTCCGATCGGGGGCGCAGACGGCGGCGTGTATTTCAAACGGGCCACCTTCGCCAACAACGTGGTCCATACCCCAAACAGGGCGGATGGTTTGACCAGCGACGGGCCGTTCGACCTGGAGGCGCTTTGGGCGCCCGTCGACCGCGGCTACAAGATCGGCGTGGCGCGCGGGACATGGCCTGCCGGGCTGCCTGCGGCCGTCGCCCCTGGGGGAACGGTCACGATTCCCTATGCCGACCTCAATCAGCCTGCGGGATGGCAAGCGGCGTCCTATGCGCGGGCCATGTTCACCGCCGATCCGTCCCGCCACAGGGACCACTGGATCCGGTTCGGCGGCAGTGACGCGGCGAGCGAGGAGGCCGCGTCCACAGGGGCCATCTACACCGCGGTTTCAAGCCAGATCGCGGTGTCGTTCGGTGCAAGCGCCATCACGATCACCAACACCAGCGGCGCGACCTGGCCTGCGGGAACCAGCCTGGATTTCGGGTTCGACCATCGCACTGTCCCGATGACCAGCCTTCCGAAATACAACCCGGTCAACGGACTGCCGGGCGGCATGGTGCAGCTCTACCGCCCTGCGCCCGGAAGCGGGGCCTATCAGGATGCGGACCAATGGCCCAGGTTGCCCCGCGATCTGCTGGGCCGCCTGCGTGGCCCGAACCCCTCGCGGGGCTGCCTGGAGCCGCTTGCGGTCTAAGCCGAACGGCGGCGCCTTCGCACCAGCGCGAGGGCGCCCAGGCCCAGGGGCAGAAGGGCTGCGGAGGCGGGGAGGGGGATCGGGGACATGGTGACATTGTCCAGCTGCAGTTGAAACCGCTCGAATTACGGGACGTCGTCGTTCTCATAATAAAGAAACCCCGAACGATCGTTCCATTCGAGGAGATGCACTGCAAAGGGGTTGCGATCTATCCAGCTGCTATAGCGGTTTCCAATTCGCTCAACCTCGCCACTGAAAAGCTCGGAGCCGTTGAAGTTCAAAGTGACAACCCCGGCCCGGATACGCGCGGTCGCGACGCCCGTCTCTCCGAGAGCGTAATTGAATATCGGCATTTCGTCGGGCTGACATTCTTCGTCTGGGTCCGGAAACGCGCAGTAGAGGCCTGCATCGACAACTGTCCCGTCGAATGTCCACAGGATGGCCGCGTTTGAAGCCGATCCAAACCCGATTGACGCAACCGCTACAAGTGCTGCTGAAAAGCCTGTTTTAAGAACCATGAGAACCCCCGATTACTACGAATCGACAGCGCCTCGGCTGTCAGTCGGGATCATGGAATCGTCAGGACGCGGAAGTCTCGGACAAAATTCAGATGCTGCAAATATTCGTGTCACGCCCTGCAAAAATTCGTGTCACGCTACACCGGTTTTGTTGAGTTGGTGTTGAGTTAAAATCTGCACAGCAAAAAGCCGCCCGGAGGGGCGGCTTGTAAGTCACCGTTATCGCGTGGTAATTTTGGTTGCGGGGGCAGGATTTGAACCTGCGGCCTTCAGGTTATGAGCCGCAACCACGCCGATCCTGTAAAGTGAATCAAATCAATCACTTACACAGCATGCCTTTGAATTCGTTGAGGTACTGACCGACACTCGGCGGAAATCAACTCATTTCAACGGAAGCGAACGCGGTGAAACTGAATTCAAGGGTTGACCAGACGTTGACAAGCCAAGCAGATTACCTTCCGACGAGCGAAGGCCACAAACCTGGCACCGAACTCGATGCGAGGAGAGGTTAACGCCTTTTGCCACGTCTTACCTAAGAGTCAGCTAGGTGCAGGTAACCGCCGACGCAATCTTCGACCGGATGGCACTGACACAGTCGCGCTCAAAAAAACCTTAGCCCACGCCCGGATCAGAACGGTATGTCTTCATGCTCCATCGGCGCGGCCTCATCGGCGCTCTTTTTCGACGCTTCTTGGCTCGCCTCACTTATCCATTTGTCTCGCTTCTGCTTGAGCATGTTCATCTGGTCGGACGCTCGCTGCCCCACGTTAGACTTCGTTCCGACGATATGCCGGACGGTTCCGAGCTGGCTGAGGAGGCGTTGGGCGCATGAGGCCCGTTCCTCTGCCGTCATCGCATCATGCAGATCCTGCCAATACTGCTTAATGCGGAGGTTGAGCGAATTGGGCGCGAGAAGATCCCGGCCGACGACGCCGATCCCAGTTATCATGACTGGTCGGTTACCCGTGCGATATCGGATTTTGTGCGAGCGTAGACCGCGCTGTCGAATAACTTCCCGGATGCTCGTAACAACCTGTCCAGGCACAAATTTTCCAGAAATCGTCAAGTCGTCGACCCAAAGAGAATGGCGCAGTCCTCGATGGCCGCAGATATCGGAGATGCGGTCGAACAAAGGACGATGGACAAGGGTGCAGAGCACAGGTGTGAGCGGCGAGCCGAAGGATGCCTTGCCATCAATGGTACTCAGACGAGTGAGCAGACCGGCAACATCCTCGAACAGCCCGAGTTCGTCTACAAACCAGCGATACACCATTTCCTCCGTCGTTGACGGATAAAATTGCTTTACGTCCATCGTCAGGTACTGATCCTGGTCGAGATGCAGTGCCGCGTTGTCCCGCTGGCTCCGCTTCTTACGCGGGCTAAAGAGATAGCTGGGCTGTTGGACCTTGTTGAGATGGAACTTGAGGCGTTCATGCACGCCACGAAGCCGCGACACCGGATATGCGAGATCCCGATCCTTGCCGCCTATGTTTTCCCGGCGGCGCACGATGAACTGGTCTTTGTAATTGGCCAAGCGGATAAGGTCAGCTTTGGTTTCGCCCAGAAGATCGGCGACCTCCCGTTGGGTAGGGCGCTGGGCAAACGGAGACCTCTCGAGACCATAAATCTCGTACGGGTGCGGCTTCCTACTGTGCCGCACCAGCAGGCTCCCTAGGGGAAAAGGACTCTAGGAGCTTCAACACGCGGTTCGCGACGATCAGCTTACCGCGCTTCTGCACGGGCTCGCCTTCCAACTCCTCGGCAAAGAACATGAGCTGCGACATCCGCACCCCGAGCTTTTGGCTGTATCGCTCAAGAACCTCGATCGAGACTGGCTTGGCATTGCGCTCGATCTCCGAGATCATTGATTGCGACAGTCCAATCTCTTCGGCAAGTTCTGCTTGCGAAAACCCATGGTATAGGCGGATCAGGCGAAGGGCGTCGTTGATCATCGGTCGCTTCACATCAGACATCGTTCCCTCCAATCGGCTATTTTCGAGGTCGCCGCTCACTCTCGGTCCGAAAACCAGAACCAAAAACGAACAACGTAGTATGTTGCCTGGCCCAGCAGAACGACGACTCGCCAGAGCCACCCTTGGTTCCTGCCAGACCGGCGGCGCCGCCGCTGGTGACGATTTTTCCTGTCCATCCTGAAAGTCTCCTTCTTACCCACCGGCGAAAGTGCCGGTGCCCATCGGGAAGAAGGTCAGTTCAGCGACGTTTTACCTCGAACATGCCGCACCCGTGCCCAGCGGGTGCGGCGCTCGTCCGCGGTCCCTGCCAGCTACGGGATTGAGACGGAGACCATCGGCCTCCACAGGGCTCACGGCCCCAACTCAAGACGGGTTCTGCTCCTCGGATGAACAATCTTCACCACGCCATCATGAACGATTCGACGCATGCAGTCAAATAGATAATCACCAATGGTGATAATCCATTTATGCTAACGTGCGGCCAACCAAGCACCATGTCCGTCAGCGGCGCGAATAGCCAACCGTCCTTGAAGCCTGCCGCAACGAGTGACAAGTATCAGCCATTAGATCAGAAAGTATGTCGCAGAAACAATGCACCGCTCGCCCTATCAGCAGATCATCGAATGGAACGCCCGACGCGGGGAACATCGTCGCCTCGGACAGGAACTCGCTGCACAAATCGATGCGCTTAGAGCCGAGGTCAGTACCATTGCGGGATTGGCGCCTATGCACCTTCAGTTCGTGCCGATCCGATTGGTGACGATCCTTGAAGTCTTCCTCCGTGAGGTGATCGCCGAGCTGGTCGATGGCGACGAAGCCACCTTCCAACGCGCGGAAAAACTCGTCAAAGGCGCGAAGATCGATCTGACCTTCGCCGCACACGTGAATCGGCGCGAGCTGACGATCGGCGACTTCATCGCTCACTCCGTTTCCCTAAACGGGATTGATGGGATCTTGGCCATCTTGGACACCTTGATCCCCGGCTTCGCGCACAAACTCAAAGCGGCGCATCCGCGCTGGTCAGAGGAGTCGGACGATTGGCCACTTCCTCCCATCGTCACCAACTACAATGCGATGATGGTGGCTCTCTCACGCCTTTTCGAAGTTCGCCACGTCCTAACACATGAACTACCCGCTGATCCCGTATTCGACCTTTCAGACCTTACAGCCTTCATTGATGCCGCCCGAACGTTCGTCGACGGGGTGGATTGGGCCGTTGTCGAGGTTCTCCATGGCTCAGTACCTCGAACGCAGACTGCGATGAATGTCGCCGCTGGCGACAAACTGCGCGGCGAGGAGGAGGAACTGAACGCGCTATTGGAACGGGTTGCGGCTCTTCCTGGCATGGACGCCTCCATGCTTCGCGATGCTCACGCGGCTTGGTCCGACTTTGCCGACCAGCATGCCGCCCTGATCGCTTCGCAGGTTGAGGGTGGCTCTATGTATCCGCTCGTTTGGGCTGGAGAGAGATCCGCATTGGTGCAGGATCGCATCATTCAGCTGAAGGGCGTCATCGAGGGCTGGATGGACTGACGAGCATGCTTAGGTGACCCGGGGCGGCCTGACCAAAGCTCAGGAAACCCGCGCGACCGTAGCCCGCCTGCCGTCGACGCTCACGCGGAGAAGCACGCCGTCGACCTCCATCTCGAAGAGATGCACCACGTACCCAAGGTTCAGGGTAGGTGGACTGTCTTCAATTCCGTTGCCTAGGTTTGCATCAAGGAGCGACGTATCCTCAGCCAGATGCCCGGCCCGGTAGCGAACCAGTCGGATTGTTTTTGGGATACCATTCATCTCGGCAAGCGCCGCTTCGATGGCGAGGACCGCTGCGCCGTGCCGTGCCAAAATCACAGGGCGATCGAAGAAGCTTCGGACGGCGCGGGCCATCTCAATCCAAGCCTCGAAGCTATCCTTAATGGACTTGCCCGCGAAGAACACAACCAACGCGGCGCTCCAGAGTGGGACTCTGGCGTTGATCAGATCAGTGAGAAAGGCTGGGATGTCGGCGCCGGGCCCAACGTTCGCCTCTTGGAAAGTTGTTCCAAACGCCCGCTCCAAATCACGCCGATACCGTTCGCTCTCGAATTCCCAAGTGTCCTCGTCCCCTCCATATGTCTCGTCGATGACGATCACGAATAGCTGGCCGGGGGCCTCGGTCGGTTGAAGCATTTTGTATCCTACTCCGTCATTATGCGGTCCGCTGGCGGTATCACTTAATCGCTGGGCTCGAAGGCCGCGAGTTCGCCTACCCCATGCGCGGGGTTCGATCAAACGGTCGATGCAAATGCCAGTAAGATTCCCCATCTCAGGCCACCCGGCGCGCTGGGCTTGCACGGCCAACTCCCTGTTTTCATTGTCCGGAATTGGCCGCCAGCGTTCAATTCCACCTTCCGCCTGTATTCCGGTCCCGGCCCCGTGGTCCGACTTGATAGTGGCGCGGGTCTACGCCTGTGTCGTCGGGCAAGGAGGCGGGATGCATGGTCAAGAGACTGAAACTCAATGAAAAAACCCTGCGCGAGGCGGAACCCAAGCCCGGCGTCAGCTATCAGATCTTCGACACGGAAGTGATCGGCTTCGCCGCCCGGGTTCAGGCCTCGGGCGCGCGCACGTTCACCATCGACTACCGGCACGCAGGGCGGCAGCGGCGGATGACCATCGGGCGCTGGCCGGAATGGAGTGTCACGGCCGCGCGCGAACGCGCCAAGGAACTGCGCCGCGCCATCGACGAAGGGCAGGATCCTCTGGCGGCGCGCGACGAGTGGCGCGGGGCCCCGCGCATCACCGACATGATCGACCGTTACATCGCTGAACACCTGCCAAAACTGGCCAAGACCAATGCAGGCGACCAGCTCTCGATGCTGAAGAAGATGGTCGAACCGGCCTGGGGCAACCGGCTGGTGACGGAGATCACCAAGTCCGACGTCGCGAAGTTCCTCGATTTCGTGGCAGAGGGCCGCCCCCGCCCCTGCAAGGCAAAGCCCAACAACCGCGCCCGAAAGCTGCAGGGTCACAAGCCAACCCCAATCCGGGCCAACCGCATGGGCGAGGTGCTGCGCAAGATGTTCACGCTGGCGGTGGAATGGGAATGGCGGACGGACAACCCCGCGCAGGGGTTCCATCGGCGCATTGAACATGCCCGCGAACGGTTCCTGTCGCCCGAAGAACTGACCCGGCTGGCGGTCGTGCTGGATACAGCCGAGGATCAGCGCGCCGCGGCGATCATCCGCATGTGCATGTTGACCGGCGCGCGGGTGGGCGAGGTCAGGACCGCGCGGTTCGAACAGTTCAACCTCGACTATGCCATCTGGTCGAAACCCGCCTCGACCACCAAGCAGCGCAAGATCCACCGTGTGCCGATCTCGCAGGACGTCGCAGCCATCGTGCGCCTGCGCCTGCGGGCGGTGCCGAGCGGCAATCCGTGGCTCTTCCCCGGCGAGACGGTTGGCCAGCCGGTGCGTGAAATCCGCCGTTTCTGGGCCAAGGCACAGAAGGACGCCGGGCTGGCCGACGTCCGCATCCACGACCTGCGCCACACCTTCGCCTCCCTGCTTGTCAGCGGCGGCGCATCGCTGGAAATGATCGGCAAGCTCTTGGGCCACAGCCAGATGCAGACCACCCAGCGTTATGCGCACCTGATGGATTCCCCCTTGCGCGCAGGCGTCGATACGGTGGCCAGTCTCCTGCGCCCGCGGCCCCGCCTTGTGCATGACGCAGCGCAGGACGGAACCGACTTGCCGAAATCGGCCTGACCTTCACACCGTTTCCTCGCCACGCAGCTTGCGCCAGAGGGAGGTCAGCCGCTTGCGGATGGTGCTTTCATCCGGCACTTCCCCCGACTTCGAATTCTGGACGAACCAGTCCTGCACCAGCGCAACCAGCGCGGTCTGGGTGTCGGGCACCCCCTTTTCGAACAGGAAAACGGTCAGCCACGCGTACATGGAATCCCAATCGTACCGCGGACTGGCGCCGATGGTGGAGGCCGGGCGGCGCAATAGGTCGCGTTCTTCCTCGAATTGCAGCAACGACCCCGACGCCACCAGCAGGTCTGACGAGCGGATCGGCAGACCATCCGAAGGTTCGGTCACGTGCGCCCAGGTCGCGCTGCCGGGTTTGAGAACGCGCCTCAATCGGCCGATATCGTCGCTCGGCCCGAACCGCCTGAACATGCACATCAGTTCCGCGATGGGCACCTCGACCAAGCCCCCCACGACTTCATCCCCACATCTGACGGGCGGAATGCCTGCGACGACCTTCAGCTGGCCCTCTGCCGCCCAGCCCGCGACATCGGCCGGGGGACAGCCCCAGCGCACGGCAATTTCGTAGATGGAATAGAAGGCGACGGGCGGCAAAGGCATGAACGAACTCCTCTCAGACATACGGCATCCTTCGGCCAGGGCCGTCGGACTGCGGGTTACAAAAACCCGCCGTGCCAAGCACGCGGGTGGACTGGCTGCAGCCCACGTCGTCGAGGAAAACTGCCTGTAATTGGGCACCCCACCCCAAGAGGGGCGGCACCTGGCTTCGGTTGCCTTGTCGATTCTTATGTTCTGCTCAACCACGAATCTACGCATCCTGAAGGCGAACGATCAACCAGAATCCTGCACTGGCGCACCGGAACAAAGAAAGAACTTGTGGATATCATCCAGAACCGTCGGAACCCGACCGGAATGGTCCATTCCGGCAATTCCGGTCCCTGCGAAACCGGCGAAACCGCCTCAGCGCCGCCCAATCAGCCCCAAGCTGTCGGAGCGGTGTCGACGAAGCGCGGATCGTCGCCAGGAAGCGGCGCTTGGAATGCCCTGCGAAGGCTGCGGCAACGCCTGTCGCGTCGCGCGCTATCCGCTGAAAGTCCAATAAAACAAGGGGTGGAATTGGGAGATAGCGGCCAGTTCCACCTTCCGCCTGTCTTCCGGTCCTCACGCTCTGCTTCGCTGAAACCGCCCCCGGCAGAGGGGCGCGAGGCGAACGGAGCAGCCGATGAAGGACATGCAAAACGACCCAGTGGAGGAGGTCCCTGACCTTTTGGCCGACTGGATCAGCCGCGAGCAGCTTGCCCGCGCACTGGATTTGACCACAGACACTTTGTCGCGGTGGGAAGCCCGCCGTCAGGGTCCGCCCTGCACACGCATAGGTCGAAAGATCTTCTATCGCCGCGCCGCCATCCAGGAGTGGATCAGGGCGCAGGAACAGGCTCACCCGGTGCGCAAGACGCGGGGGCGGCCATGACGATCCACCCCCGCAGTTCCGCCTGGCCCGCCGACCGCGTGGCCGAGGCCCGCGCCGTCCTCGCCGATGTCGCACATCACAGCGATCTCCTGATCCGGCTCGCCTGCAACGTGCTGGTCCAACATGGCGAGACCCCGGACGAACGTGCTGATGCCCAGCGCCTTCTGGTGGTGGTTGATGCGCGGCGGCCGGTGCGGCGCGCCCAGCGCGAAGACCAGGGGAGGGCCGTGCGATGAAACGCCGCGGCACCCCCGAGGCCGACCTGCAGCGTGCCGTGGTGCAGACGCTGCGCATCGCCCTGCCCCGCAGCGCCATCATCCACCACTGCGCCAACGAGGTGACCGAGGCCGGGCCCCGCGGGGCGAAGCGCCAGGCGATCCTTGTCGGCATGGGCGTCCATGCCGGGTTCGCCGATCTGATGGTGCTCTGCGACGGCCGCGTCCTGTTCCTCGAACTGAAGGCTCCGAAGGGGCGATTGCGGCCGGAACAGGAGGCGTTCCGCGATGCGGTGCGGGCGCATGGGTTCGGCTGGGCGCTGGTGCGCAGTCTCGACGATGCGCTGGGCGCGCTGGCCGATCAAGGCTTCACCACGCGTATCGCTCCTGCCCCGCGGAGGCCCGCGCCATGAGTCACGAGGCCACCAACTGGGCCATCAAGCAGCGCGGATTGAAGCCGACGACCAAGATCGTGCTCTGGCACCTCTGCGACCGGTTCAACCCCGACTACGGCTGCTTCCCCTCACAGGACCGGCTGGCGCATGACTGCGAGATCAGCCGATCAACGCTGAACGATCACCTTGGCCAGCTGGAGGCCGTGGGTCTGCTGCGGCGGGTGCCGCGGCTGGACCCTGTGACCAAGCGCCAGCTGCCCACCCGCTACATCCTGGGGTTTGAGCCGGGCTTCGCACCTGTGGCTGTGGTGCCGTGTCCGGAAACCGGACACGGACAGGATCAGGGCGTAGAAAGCCGCGACAGTACCGATGTTTGTGACGATGACGCCATGGCCGATGCCTTGCCGTGTCCGGATTTCGGACACGGGGATGAGGCGAGTCCCGTGTCCGATTTTTCGGCCGAGCCGTGTCCGGAAAATGCCGAAAGCCGTGTCCGGATTTCGGACACTAACCCTGTAAGGGAACCTCTAAGTAAACCAGTAAAGGAGGAGGAGGGCGCGCAAGCGCGCGAGGCAATTTCCGATGAGGTTTTCGGGGACCTGCTCGCGGCACTCGGCCTCGACCCCGCCGCCCTGCCCGGCTGGTGGCAAGGCTGGCCGCCCCGGTTGCACGTGCAGCGCTGGCGCGATGAGCTGGGGCTGACCGAGGCGGAGATCATCGCCGCGGCCGAGGCCAGCCGCCAGGAACACCCCAAACCGCCCGATGGTCCGAAGGCGCTGGACCGGGCGATGCAGCGCGCCGCCCAGCGCAAGGCCGAGGATGCCGGGCGGAAGCGCCGAAAGCCGAAAGCGGCCCCCGCGTCGGCGGCAAAGCCGATCACCGACCTGCCCGCCTTCTACGCCGAACTCGTCAACTCCGACCGCTACCTGCCAGTCAGCGCGATCAGCAACACCATGCGCGATGCCATGCTGGCCCGGGGGCTGGTCACGGCCCAACGCCTGCGCGAGCGCGGGGTGCGGTGAATGGCATGGTGTCACGTCCCCGGCACGGACTCTCCCTCTGCGCAGGCGGCGGAGGCCTTGATCTGGGCCTCATGCTCGCCGAGCCCGGCTATCACACCCGCGCCTTCGTCGAATGGGAGGACTGGCCGCGCGCCGTCCTCATCGCGGCCCAGCACGCCGAATACTTCGCCCCGGCCCCGATCTGGACCGACCTGCGCAGCTTCGATGCCCGCCCCTTCCGCGGGGCCTTCGATGCCGTCCTCGCAGGCTATCCCTGCCAACCCTTCAGCGCGGCCGGGAAACGCGGCGGCGCCGACGATCCCCGCCACCTCTGGCCCGATGTCGCCCGCGTTATCGGCGAGTGCCGCCCCGAATGGGTCTTCCTCGAAAACGTCGCCGGGCACGTCACCCTCGGCCTCGAGACCGTCCTGCGAGAGCTTTGGGGATTGGGCTACATGCCTGCGGCGGGCCTGTTCTCGGCGGCAGAGGTCGGCGCGCCGCACGAGCGGCTGCGTATCTTCATCCTGGCCCACACCGATGAGCCTGCACCCCGGCACCGGCCGCTACAACCCGGCCGGGAACAGCGACTTTACCCGGAAGGCAGAAGCGCTGGCGCTGGGCATCGCGACGGCCCTACCGAACCACTGGCCGACACCGGCCGCCCAGAACTGGAAGGGGTCGAGCGAGGCCAGCATCACCCGCAGCGACGGCAAATCCCGGATGGACCTGCTGCACTACCGGGCGGAGCAGGGCTTCACCCGCCCGGCCCCGGCGATTTCGCCGGATGGGCCGCGGTCCTCGCCGCACGCCCCGATCTCGCGCCCGCTCTGGGCTTCGATGATTGCCTCGCATGGGCGCGTCGTCTCGCGGCGGATCCTGAAGGGCAGGTCGCGGCGGCGGCTGAACCCGCTCTTCGTCGGATGGCTGATGGGCTGGCCTATCGGGCACGCGCTCTGCGCCTGCTCGGAAATGGAGTTCACCCTCTGGCAGCGGCACATGCGTGGCGCTCTCTCGCAGCTGCCCATGGCCTCGGGCCCGTGGATCTGGCGGCCGACGGATGCGGCCCAGCGCCCGGCGCAGATGGATTTCCTTGAAGGATTGAAGCCATGAGCTTCCACGGCCGCGTCAGCGGCACCAGGATCAAACGCGCGCTGGGCGTGCAGGCCGCGCTGGAATGGGCGTTCCGGATCGAACAGGCGCAGCTGGAACTGCCCCTGCCCCCGGACGTCACCGAGGAAGGTTTCGGCTTCGGCCTGGAATACGTCCTCCTCCAGCGCGCCGTGCTGGGCTGCAAGATCGACGGCGGCCAGCACAAAATCGGCGGCTACACCCACGAGGACGCCGAGGTGATCGCCGCCACCGTCGCCGGGATCCCCGACAGCCTCGGCGGCAAGCGCATGGCGATCCGCGTCGCCGAACTGGCCCGCGCCGGGCTGACCCCGGACTGGATGCCCGGCGCTGTGCCGCGCTGCGTGCCGACCATCGTGAAACAGAACCAGCATGGCACACATGCGGGCGCCATCGTCGTAGGTACCGAACGCATCCGCGTGCGCGGCCCGGGCGCTCGCGCCACTTGGAAGACCATCGACATCCTAGCCTGCCCGGTCACCTTCTCCCCCCACCCGCACCAGATTGAGGCCGCCAGGCGGAGTTATGAGGACTGGTGGCACGCGCTGGGCTGGGTCCGCGAGGGGCTGATCGCGGGCGGGATGCTGCGGGAGGTCGAGGTGACGGTGGCGATGCCGAAGGCGCGGCCTTGGATTTCCTGTAAATGATTTGGCATCTCGTGCGGCGAAGTTTCAACCGATGGCAGATTTGCTTTCGCCCGAACACCGTAGGACGTTGCGGGGCCACCAGATGCGAACTAGGGTGCCACATAGCTATGCGCTGCAAGGGCTCGGTTTTCTGAAGATATTTCCGACACTGACCGTTCCGGCGCCAAAGTAAGGACAGCAGTGTAGAACCATGAACCAGGCCGCCCACAACAAGCTCATCTCTTTCATCTGGTCCATTGCTGACGATTGCCTGCGCGACGTCTATGTGCGCGGCAAGTACCGTGACGTTATCCTGCCGATGGTCGTATTACGGCGCCTCGACACGCTGCTGGAACCCACCAAGGCGGCCGTCCTGGAGGAAGTCCGCTTCCAGCGCGAAGAGATGAAGGCGACAGAGCTCGATGATGCCCCGCTGACCGCTGCTTCGGGATACGTGTTTTACAACACCAGCAAGTGGACGCTTAAACAGCTCTACGCCACGGCCACGAACAACCAGCAGATCCTGCTGGCCAACGTCGAGGAATATCTCGGCGGCTTCAGCGACAACGTCAAAGAGATCATCGCCCGCTTCAAGCTGCTCGAGCAGATGCGGCACATGGCGAACAAGCAGGTCCTGCTCGACGTCCTCGAAAAGTTCATTTCGCCTTACATCAACCTGACGCCCCACGACGCCGAAGACCCGGACGGCAACATGATGCCCGGTCTGTCAAACCTCGGCATGGGCTATGTCTTCGAAGAGCTGATCCGCAAGTTCAACGAGGAAAACAACGAAGAAGCCGGGGAGCATTTCACCCCGCGTGAGGTCATCCATCTGATGACCCACCTCATCTTCGACCCGATCAGCGGCCAGTTGCCGCCGGTGATGACAATCTACGACCCCGCCTGCGGCAGCGGCGGGATGCTGACCGAGGCCCAGAACTACATCAAGGAACCCGAAGGCCCCATCGCGGCCAAGGGCGACGTCTACCTTTATGGCAAGGAAATCAACGACGAGACCTATGCCATCTGCAAATCCGACATGATGATCAAGGGCAACAACCCCGAGAACATCAAGGTCGGCTCGACGCTGTCCACCGACGAATTTTCGGGCCATCGCTTCGACTTCATGCTGTCGAACCCGCCCTACGGCAAGAGCTGGAAGAGCGACCTGAAGCACATCAAGGATGGCAACGACGTCATCGACCCGCGCTTCCAGGTGGAACTGACCGATTATTGGGGCAAGACGGAAACCGTCGACGCAACACCGCGCTCCAGCGACGGCCAGCTTCTGTTCCTGATGGAGATGGTGGGCAAGATGAAGCCCATCGCCAACAGCCCCATCGGCTCGCGCATCGCCTCCGTCCACAACGGCTCCAGCCTGTTCACCGGTGACGCGGGCAGCGGCGAATCCAACATCCGCCGCTTCATCATCGAAAACGACATGCTGGACACCATCATCCAGCTGCCGAACAACCTGTTCTACAACACTGGCATCACCACCTACATCTGGCTTCTGACCAACGCCAAGCCCGAGGGGCGGCGCGGCCGGGTGCAGCTGATCGACGCCAACCTGATGTTCCGCAAGCTGCGCAAGAACCTTGGCGACAAGAACTGCGAATTCGCCCCGGAACATATCGACGACATCATCGCCGCCTACATGGCCTTCCAGCCGGTCGAACGGCAGCTTGACGCGAACGGCGATCCCACCGGCATTGCGGTGCAAATCTTCGACAACACCGATTTCGGCTATCACAAGGTCACCATCGAACGCCCCGACCGCCGCCGCGCGCGCATCACGCGCGAACGGCTGGAACCTCTGCGCTTCGACAAATCCCTTCGCGAACCGATGGAGCATCTGTGGGCCGAACATGGCGACAAGGTCTATGAACCCGGCTTCCTGAAGGCCCAGGCCAAGGCGATCCAGGCCTGGTGCGAGGAGCAGGAGATCGCGCTGAACGCCAAGCAGCGTGGCAAACTGGTCGACACCTCGCTCTGGCTGCGCCAGCGCGATCTGATCGGGGTCGGCCATCAGCTGATGGAGGCCGTAGGCACCGAAGAGACGGCGGATTTCAACGCCTTCCGCGATCACGTCGGCAAGGTGCTGAAGGCCCGCAAGATCAAGCTGACCGCCACCGAGAAGAACGCGATCCTGAACGCCGTCAGCTGGTATGCCGATGACGCGGAAAAGGTGATCGACAGCATCCAGCGCTATTCCAAGGCAGAGCTGGAGGCGGTGGCAGAGCGGCTTGGCTGTGGCATCGACGAGTTGGGCGACTTCGGCCTTTATGCCCAGCCGGATGGCAGTTACCTGACCTACGCCCCCAGCACCGACCTGCGCGACAGCGAGGCGGTGGCCCTGAAAGACAGCATCCACCGCTATTTCAAGGCCGAGGTAAAGCCGCATGTGCCCGAGGCCTGGATCAACCTCGACACGGTCAAGATCGGCTACGAGATCAGCTTCAACAAGTATTTCTACCGCCACAAGCCGCTGCGCAGCCTGGATGACGTGACGCGGGACATTCTGGCGCTGGAGCAAAAGGCCGATGGCCTGATCGCCGATATTCTGGGTGTGAAGCCCGCCGATCTGTCGGAGGCGGTGTGATGACGCTCGCCGCCTGGCCGACCTATGACAACTACAAGGAGAGCGGTGTCGAGTGGATCGGCGAAGTGCCCGCAGACTGGCGCGTCGAACCGGGCCGCCAGTGTCTGTATGAAAACAAGGACAAGAACACCGGCATGAAGGAAAGCACCGTGCTTTCCCTGAGCTATGGCCGGGTGATCGTGAAAGACGAGGACAAGCTGACCGGACTGGTGCCGGAAAGCTTCGAGACCTACCAGATCGTCCAGCCCGGCGACATAATCATTCGCGGCACCGATCTGCAAAACGATATGACAAGCCTGCGCACGGGGTTGGCGCGTGATACTGGCATCATCACGTCGGCCTACATCAACCTTCGACCTAAGGCCGAGATTGACCCGGCGTTCCTGCATTACCTGCTGCATTCCTACGACGTGAAGAAGGTTTTCTACGCTCTGGGCTCAGGGCTGCGGCAGAACTTGTCCTATGACGACTTCAAATACCTGCGCCTGCCCATCCCCTCACCCGAGGAACAACGCGCCATCGCGGCGTTTCTGGATGAGAAATGCGCCAAGGTGGACGAGGCGGTGCGGATCAAGGAAGAGCAGATCGCGCTGTTGCGCGAGCGGCGGCAGATCCTGATCCAACAGGCCGTGACCCGCGGCCTGAACCCCTCCGCCCCCATGAAGGACAGCCGTATAGACTGGATCGGCCAAATCCCCGCGCATTGGGAAGTGAAGCGGCTCAAGCATCTTGGAAATGCTGTGATTGGCCTGACTTATGATCCCAAAGACCTCTGTGACGAGGATGAGGGCACTCTCGTTTTGCGGTCATCGAACCTGAAGAGCGGCAAGTTTGTCTACGGGGACGGACTCAACGCCTATGTCCGAATGCGCATTCCCGAAAAACTCAGAATACGCGCGAATGACATCCTAATTTGCTCTCGGAACGGAAGTCGTGACCTCATCGGGAAATGTGCGTTAGCGACACACGATGACACCGGTGCGAGCTTTGGTGCGTTCACCACTGTGTTTCGATCTGAAATGAACCGATACATCTTTCAGATCCTCAATAGCGAGATTTTCCGGATGCTCGCTGGATCGTTTCTGACCGCGACAATCAACCAGCTTACAACCTCAAATCTCAATTCGATATCTGTTCCGATTCCGCCACCGGAAGAGCGACAAGCCCTGACAGAGCATCTCGAAGGGCTTAATGGCGAATATGATCGGGCCATATCATTTAAAGAAGACCAGATCGCCGCACTCAAAGAATACAAGACCAGCCTGATCAACGCGGCGGTCACGGGCAAGATCAAGGTGGCGTAAGGGGGGATCATGGTCAGCAACACCAAGGAAGTGGCACTGGAACAGGCGATCCAGCGGCACCTGACGGGCCTGACAACCGAGGAACTGGCCGGCCACCCCGCCCCCGAAGGCCACGGCCCATTCCGCCTTGGCCTGCCCGCCGATTTCGACGCCGAATACGCACTCGACACCCGGCTGTTCTGGGAGTTTCTGGAAACCACCCAAGGCAAGGAGCTGGCCAAGCTGAAGGACCGCAATCCTGCCGACTGGCAGCGCAAGATCCTTGAACGCTTCGACCGGCTGATCAAGAAGAACGGCGTGCTGCATCTGCTGAAGAAGGGCCTTGCCGTCGATGACGCCTTCTTTGCGCTGATGTATCCCGCGCCGCTGGCCAGCTCGGCCACCAAGGTGCAAGAAAACTTCGCCGCCAATATCTTCAGCGTGACCCGGCAGGTCCGCTATTCGCAGACCAACCCGGGCGAAGAGATCGACATGGTCCTCTTCCTCAACGGGCTGCCGCTGATCACCATCGAGTTGAAGAACGCCTGGACAGGCCAGACCGCCCGCTATCACGGGCAAAAGCAGTATCGCGACGGCCGCGACGCCACCCAGCCCCTGCTGCAGTTCGGTCGCGCGCTGGTGCATATGGCGGTGGACACCGACGAGGTGTTCATGACCACGAAACTGGCCGGGCCCGCGACATTCTTCCTGCCCTTCAACAAGGGCCATGAACAGGGCGAAGGCAACCCGCCCAACCCCAATGGTCACAAGACCGCCTATCTGTGGGAAGAGGTTTTCACCAAGGAAAGCCTTGCGGGGATCATCCAGCATTTCGTGCTGCTGGAGGGCAAGGCGACTGACCCGCTGGCCAAGAAGTCGATGATCTTCCCGCGCTATCACCAGCTGGAGGTGGTGCGCCGATTGCTGGCCCATGCGGCCACGACTGGCGTGGGGCACAGCTATCTGATCCAGCACTCGGCGGGTTCGGGCAAGTCGAACTCGATCACCTGGACGGCCTATCAGCTGATCGAGACCTATCCGGCCAAGTTGGGCATTCCGGGCGCCAAGGGGCTGGACCAGCCGCTGTTCGACAGCGTGATCGTGGTGACCGACCGGCGGCTTCTGGACAAGCAGCTGCGGGAGAACATCAAGGACTTCTCCGAGGTCAAGAACATCGTCGCCCCGGCGCTGCGGTCGGCCGATCTGAAATCGGCGCTGGAGAACGGCAAGAAGATCATCATCACCACGATCCAGAAGTTCCCCTTCATCATCGAGGGGATCGCCGACCTGAGTGACAAGCGGTTCGCGGTGATCATCGACGAGGCCCACAGCGGCCAGAGCGGCAGCGCGCATGACAACATGAACCGCGCGATGGGTGCGGGCGATCAGGACCCGGACGAGGATGACCCGCAGGACCGCATCCTCGCGGCGATGCAGTCGCGCAAGATGCGGGGCAACGCCTCGTATTTCGCCTTCACCGCGACGCCCAAGAACACGACGCTGGAAAAGTTCGGCGAGCGCCAGGCGGATGGCAGCTTCAAGCCCTTCCATCTCTACAGCATGAAGCAGGCGATCGAGGAAGGCTTCATCCTCAACGTTTTGGCGAACTACACGACCTATAAGAGCTATTACGAGATCCAGAAGTCGATTGCCGACAACCCCCTGTTCGACACGAAGAAGGCGCAGAAGAAGCTGCGCGCCTATGTCGAGCGCAGCCAGCAGACGATCAACACCAAGGCCGAGATCATGCTCGACCATTTCATCGAACATGTGGTGACGCCGAAGAAGCTGCGCGGCAAGGCCAAGGGGATGATCGTCACCCAAAACATCGAGGCGGCCATCCGCTATTACAAGGCCGTGACCAAGTTGCTGGCGGAGCGGGGCAACCCATTCAAGGCGCTGATCGCATTCTCGGGCGAGAAGGTCGTGGACGGGGTGACCTACACCGAGGCCGAGATGAACGGCTTTCCCGAAGCCGACACGCGGGACAGGTTCGACGAGGATGACTACCGGCTGTTGGTGGTGGCCAACAAGTATCTGACCGGTTTCGACCAGCCGAAACTGACCACGATGTATGTGGACAAAAAGCTGCAGTACGTCCTCGCCGTGCAGGCGCTGTCACGGCTGAACCGTTCGGCACCGAAACTCGGCAAACGGACCGAGGACCTGTTCATCCTGGACTTTTTCAACGACGTGACCGACATCAAGGCGGCCTTCGACCCCTTCTACACTGTCACCACCCTTTCATCCGCAACGGATGTGAATGTCCTTCACGAGCTGAAGGGACCGCTTGACCAGGTCGGCGTATACGAATGGCAGGAGGTCGAAGAGTTCGTCACGCGCTACTTCGCGGGTGAGGATGCTCAGACGCTCAGCCCGTTGATCGACGTGGCGGCCGATCGGTTCAACCAGCAACTGGAACTAGCCGAGAAGGACAAGATCGACGTCAAGATCAAGGCGCGGCAGTTCGTCAAGATCTATGGCCAGATGGCGTCGATCATGCCGTTCGAGGTTCTGGAATGGGAGAAGCTCTTCTGGTTCCTGAAGTTCCTGGTGCCAAAGCTGAAGATCAAGGATCCGGACCAGGACATGTTGGACGAGTTGCTGGAGGCCGTCGACCTATCCTCTTATGGCCTGGAGCGGACCAAACTGAACCACACGATCGGTCTCGACGCATCCCCAACCGAACTCGAACCCCAGAACCCCAATCCGCGGGGCTATCGGGATGGTGAACCCGAGAAAGACCCCCTCGACGAGATCATTCGGTCCTTCAACGAACGATGGTTTCAGGGATGGAGCGCCACACCGGAGGAACAACGGGTCAAGTTTATCAACGTCGTGAACAGTATACGGTCGCACCCCGACTACACTGAAAAGTACGAAGCGAATAGTGACCCATATAACCGCGGCCTGGCCCTTGAAAAAATGCTGCAGGAAGTAATGCTGAAGCGTAGAAAGGAAGAACTGGAGCTTTACAGGCTCTTCGCCTCAGATCCTGCGTTCAAGACCGCGTGGAGTCAGAGTATCGCAAAGGTACTGATGACCAATTCGGTGTAGGGCGGAGAAATCATGCCCACACAAGGATACACTGATACTCGCCCAAAAACGAAAAGCGCCGCGCTCATCATCAGCCACCACGGGCCTGCCGATCTTGGGCGAGGATGGCATAACCAGAAACAAAACCAAAGTGATCCCCATTTGTAATGCCAAGAAAGTCAGATCTACGGCGAGGCTATTCGAAGATCTCCATTCAAACGGCTACAAGCCCAAAAAAAATTTCTGGATGGCCAGTCTCACTCGAAGACGACAAGCCAATCAAAAATCTCAATGGACGTCCGTCCCGAGCTATCCAGCCCGAGTTTACTTCCGCCTTTTTCAAAGACATTCAAGGATACTGGCGTCGAACAGATACGAGTGTCGACGTTGATTTCGATGAGCTCTGCGTTGCAACGCATGGGCACATACGACGATCAATTGTATCTGATGTCGAGTTCATGATCTACCATGATCGGATCCCCGACTGGGTTCATATGGCTGGTATTGAACCAGAAAGCCGCGTCACGAAGCAGAGATTCGAACAGCTTCTGGCCAGATCCCAACCAGATGCCGTGCTTCACAAGTTCCTGTACTTGCAAGATGTACAGGGCCTGCTCACTAATCTGCAAAGAACAAGCGCGCAAATAAGTCAGGTGGTTGGAGAATTTTATGGAATTCTCAATGACAGTGTTTTCTATATCTATTCTCCGAATGAGAGAGTTGGATTTCGCTCTTCAGTTTCTGCAGCCACTGCCCTCTTGCATGCACATCTTGAAACGACCTTTGTTCGCCTTAGAAGCATGCTCGATTATGCCGTAAAACTAGCACTAGAAGCTGAATGCACCGGTGCGGATTTTTCAAAGATTGTAAAATTGCGCGGCGCATCAAAGCAATACATCGACAAGAAGGAACTTCGGATTAACGGAAAAGAAGGCACCTTATTTGTGAAGGATGAACTGATTTGGATGATATCCTCAATCAGAGATCGAATTGTTCATGACGGCCACTTGGACATTAGCGCCCGCGTTTACGAAAACTTCAAAAGAGCGCGATTGGTTGAAAGGTTTGTTCTGATTCCAGACATGACTGATGGTCGATTTGACACGTTCAAGAATCGTACAAATTTCTATGGCCGAGATCTCAAGATAAATTATGACTTGCCAAAAATCCTTGATGAATTCTATCGCCGCTTACTTAGAACAATCGGCTTCATACATGACGCCTACGCTGCCAAACGCCTGTCGTAGACCATAGGGTGCCATCCTGCATGGCACGCCCGCAACGTATTCCTCTTGCCCCCTCCCTCTGGTTCCTCCCCGGCCCCGAATGTATGCGGGGGGGCGCAGCGCGGCGGTTCGCTAGCGTGAGGCAGTTTCACCGGGGAAGCCAGGCGGAAGCCACCTTGCGACCTGATGCCGGAATTCGTGAGTCAGATCAGCGGCTTGCGGAGTCGGGAGCTGGCCGGGGTGGATTCCCGGCGGGAAGCCAGGGAAGCCACCTCCGGGGAAGCCAGGTGGGCGGAAGCCACCCCGGGAAGCCAATTCATTAGAAGCCGTTGAATCGGCTTCACTTTTCGGGTTGACAGACCTGCCCCCATTGACCTACCCCTTGATCATCGAAGAATTGCGCCCGGAGGAACCCCCTCGCGGGCGCTTTTCATTTCCCATCCCCCACATCCTGAGCCCCATCCCATGGACCTCGTCTTCGCGCCGAGCCAGGTAGAGTCCTGGCCGATTGCCCGGCTGCGCCCCTATGCCCGCAATGCCAAGATGCACGGCGACGACCAGGTGGCGAAGATCGCGGCCAGCATGGCCAAGTTCGGCTGGACCGTCCCCTGCATGGTGGCCGACGATGGCGAACTGATCGCGGGCCATGGCCGGGTGCTGGCCGCGACCATGCTCGGGCTGACCGAGGTGCCGGTGATCCGGCTCAGCCATCTCGACGAGGCCGAGCGCCGGGCCTACCGGATCGCCGACAACAAGCTGACGGAGCTCGGCGAATGGGACGAAGCCCTGCTGCGCGACGAGATCGCGAGGCTGCTGGCCGAGGATTTCGACCTGACGCTGCTTGGCATCAGCGACGATGAGCTTGACGCGCTGCTGCGGGATCCCGACGCGCTGGGCGACGATGGTCCGGTCGAGGGCGAGGACGATGTGCCCGAACTTCCGGTCACGCCAGTGTCGGTGCCGGGTGACCTGTGGCATCTGGGTGCGCACCGGCTGATCTGCGGTGACTGCACATCTGCCGATGTGGTCGTGCGGCTGCTGGGTGCCGTGCGCCCCCTGCTGATGGTCACCGATCCGCCCTATGGCGTGGAGTATGATCCCTCGTGGCGCAACCAGGCGGGCGCTGCCAAGACCAAACGCACCGGCAAGGTGCTGAATGACGACCGGGCCGACTGGCGCGAAGCTTGGGCGCTGTTCCCCGGCGACGTAGCCTATGTCTGGCATGGGGCGCTGCATGCCGCGACCGTGGCGGACAGCCTGACAGCCACGGGCTTCGCCGTTCGGTCGCAGATCATATGGGCGAAGGACCGGCTGGTCCTCAGCCGGGGCGATTACCACTGGCAGCACGAACCTTGCTGGTATGCGGTGCGGGCCAAGGGCAAGGGTCACTGGGCGGGGGACCGCAAGCAGACGACGCTGTGGCAGATCGCCAACCGGGATCAGGATGCCGACACGGTGCACGGCACGCAGAAGCCGGTGGAGTGCATGCGGCGGCCGATCCTGAACAACTCCAGCCCCGGCCAGGCGGTCTACGAGCCCTTCATGGGTTCCGGTACGACGCTGATCGCAGCAGAAACCACAGGGCGTGTATGCCTCGGCGTCGAACTGAACCCGGTCTATGTCGATGTCGCCATCGAGCGCTGGCAGTCCTTCACCGGCCAAGAGGCGGTGCTGGCGGAAACCGGCGAGACCTTCGCCGCCCTCAAGGCAAAGAGGCTCGCGGCATGAACGCGCCCCTCCTGCCCGGCCGGATCGAGCATTGGCCCCTCGCCCGTCTCCGGCCCTACGCCCGGAATGCCAAGACCCATGACGCCGACCAGGTCACGAAGATCGCCGCCAGCATGGCCGAGTTCGGCTGGACGGTCCCCTGCCTCGTCGCCGCGGATGGCGAGTTGATAGCTGGCCATGGCCGCGTCCTGGCCGCAACCCAGCTCGGACTGGCAGAGGCGCCGGTGATCGTGCTGGGCCATCTGACCGAGGCGCAGCGCCGCGCGTATCGGATCGCCGACAACAAGCTGACCGAACTGGGCGGGTGGGACGAGGCGCTGCTGCTTGAAGAACTGCGCGGGCTGCTGGCCGAGGATTTCGACCTCGGGCTGATCGGCATCCCCGAGGACGAACTGGACGCGCTGCTGCACGATGCCGACGACCGCGCGCCCATCGACGACGACACCGCCGACAATATCCCCGAGGCCCCGCCCGATCCGATCACCCGACCCGGTGACATCTGGGCGCTGGGCAATCACCGGCTGATTTGCGGCGATGCCACCGACCCGGCCGTGGTCGCGCGGCTGATGGACGGGAGGCAGGCGTTGCTGATGTTCACGTCCCCGCCCTACGCCCAGCAGCGCGACTATGGCGCGGCGAAGGAGAAGGTCGGCGATTGGGATGCGCTGATGCAGGGCGTCTTCGCCGCAGCACCGGTCACCGCCGATGCCCAGTTGCTGGTCAACCTCGGCCTCGTCCATCGCGACAGCGAATGGCTCCCCTATTGGGAGGGCTGGGTTGACTGGATGCGCGCGCAGGGCTGGCGGCGCTTCGGCTGGTATGTCTGGGACCAGGGGCCCGGCCTGCCCGGTGACTGGAACGGCCGCCTCTCTCCCTCGCACGAGTTCATCTTCCACTTCAACCGCCAGCCCCGGAAGCCGAACAAGACGGTCGAGAGCAAGCACGCAGGGGAAACCCTCGGCGGCGGCGGCCTGCGCGGGGCGGACGGCACGGTCCATCGCAAGACGGGCTACGGCAACGAGATCCAGAGCCACCGCATTCCGGACAGCGTCTTTCGGATCATGCGCCACAAGGGCGGGCTGGGCGCCGCCGGATCGCACCCGGCCGTGTTTCCCATCGCGCTGGTTGAGGCTGTGCTGGAGGCCTTCACGGATCCTGGCGATCTGGTTTTCGAACCCTTCTGCGGCTCCGGCACCCAACTGATCGCGGCTGAACGCACCGGGCGGCGCTGCATCGCGGTGGAACTGGACCCGGTCTATTGTGACGTCGCGGTGCGGCGATGGGAACTTGCGACAGGGCGGACAGCCAGCCGGGTCAAGGAAGCGGAGGCGGCGACTAAGCCTGCGCTCCGTGCGAGAAAGGGCGCATGACCCAATCCCGCCGCATGTCTCTGGCCGAGGCCGCAACCAACGTGATCGTCGGCTATGCCCTCGCCGTCGGAATGCAGATCATGGTGTTTCCGGTCTTCGGCATCCACATCGCGCTGGGCGATCAGCTGGCCATCGGCCTCGCGTTCACCGGCGTATCGCTGTTGCGCGGCTATTTCTTGCGCAGGCTGTTCGAACGCTGGCGGCGGGACTGACCGGATCGCTGGCGCGTCGGGCCCGCGACTGGTAGCCTTGTCCCATGTCCGAAGGCTGGCAGCACATCGAAATCAACGATCACGGGACCATCGTCGTCCTGCGTCCGATCTCGGACGAGGGGCGGGCGTGGTTCGAGGACAATGTGGGCGAACCGGAACCGGGCGGGATCTACACTTGCGAGCCACGGATGGCGCAGGACATCCTGCAGGCGGCGGCCCGCGATCTTCTGTCGTGGCAATGAAGAACCGCCGCCCGGGCGGGGCGGCGGCGCAGTGTGGTATTCGTTGAAGGCTCAGGCGGGCAGCTTGTAGACAGTCCCCCTGCCCTCGACCTTCTCCGCGGCGATGGGTAGGCGCAGCTTCTTCTTCAGCGCCCCAGAGATGGCGCCGCGGACGGTATGGGCCAACCATCCGGTCGCCGCGACCATCTCGGCGACCGTTGCGCCCTCGGGGCGCTGGAGCATGGCGATGATCTGCGCTTGCTTGGTGCCAGCGCGGATGGCGACAGGTTTCGTGGCGGCGGTGTCGTCGGGCGTCTGCACCGGTTCCGGTTTCGGCTTCGCCTTCCGCGCGCTGGCGACAGCACTGGCCGCCAACGGCTCGATCCCGATGGCCTCCAGCCCGGCCTCGGTGGCAATCAGCGTGGTGCCGTGGCCGTCGCCGGTCTCGCGCCACATCGGCTCGTTGCGGCGCAGGTTGGCCTCGACCTCCTCGAGCCAGCCGTGGGCGATCATCTTGCCGACCACCATCTTGGCGGCGGCGCCGACCAGCCCCTCGGGCAGCGGCAGGGCGAGGTTGCCGGGCCGGGTCGCGGCGCGGGACAGGATCAGGGATTGGGTGTCGGACGGGGTGGTCATCGGGGCCTCCGGGCGCTGCGGCGCGCGCTGTGCGCGCCTTCTACGGAGGCAAGCCCCGTCGTCGGACGGGGCGGCCGTCGCGCCGTGTGGGCGCGTCAGGCGGCGTGTTCGCCTTCCTTGAAGGCGCTGTCGGTGATCTGGCGCAGCAGGCCCGCATAGTGCTTCAGCGTGCCGACATGCCCCCAGTTGATCTCGTCGGGGTGGGTCTCGAAGTGGTCGTCGCTCAGGGCCTTCAGGCGCTCCAGCATCGTGTCGATCTCGGCCTTGGCGGCGATGAAGGCGTCGAGGGCTTTGGAATTGTCGGCTGCGCGGCGGGTGGTCATGGCGGGGCATCCTTCGGTGAGTTGCATCGTTCTGGTGCGAACACCATCGCTCTGCAGGGCGGATGATCGTAGGCAAATCGGAGCAATATCAGTGCGTTCTGATCGCTCCGGTCAGATCAGCCGCATCTCGGCCAGCGTGCGGCTGGCGGCACCAAGCTGGGCGGTCGGCAGTTCGATCTTCAGGTGCGACAGGACGTCGGACGCCTCGGCCGGGATCCCGCTCTCGCGCAGTGCCTGCTCGATGACCTCGGCAATGGCATCCGGGCGGCTCAGGTCGAAGCCCTCGGGAAGGGTGGAATAGTCGATGCGGATGGTGGTCGTGGTCATGGTGAAGCCCTCCTGGGATCGGCGCGATGCGGCCTGTTGATGGACGACAGAATCGCTCCGGAGGGGGAAACAATCAACGGGATTGATTGTATTTTCCTGTTTATTTTCAATATCTTGACAGGCACAACGGCACCATGAAAGGCATGAGCGAACGCGAGTATGCGGCCCATTCCGGGCTGTCGCGCGGCGGGGTGCAGAAGGCGCGCAAGAACGGGCGGCTGGTGGTCCATGACGACGGGTCGATCAACGCCGCGGCCTCGGATGTGCGGCGGGCCGAGATGACGGCTCCCGACCAGCAGCGTAGGTCGCTTGGTGGTGACGGGCTGGCCAGCGGTGCGGGCGAGACCTCGTCCTACATCAAGGCCCGCACGCTGCTGACGGTCTATGCCGCGCAGGACAAGCAGATCGCGGTCCAGAAGAAGAAGGGCACGCTGGTCGACCGTGCGCGGGCGGAAACGCTGGTGTTTCGCCTGGCGCGGCAGGAACGGGATGTCTGGGTGACCTGGCCCGGACGGGTGGCCGCGCTGATGGCGGCGCAGATCATGGCGGAGGTGGAACGGCAATCCGGGGCATCGGTGACGATCGAGACCGCGATCATGCAGAGGGTGCTGGAAGCCCATGTCCGCGAACAGCTCGACGCCCTCGCCGACCTCCGGGTCTCGCTTGCATGATGAGGACGATGACAACGATCTGACGGCCGACCTCGATCTAGGCTTCGACGGCGCCGAGGACCTGCTGCGGGTCTGGCGACAGGGCCTCCGCCCGGATCCGAACCTGACGGTGTCGGAATGGGCGGATCAGCATCGCTGGCTGTCGTCGCGTGGCGCGGCCGAGCCGGGGCGCTATCGCACCGCCCGGGCCCCTTACCTGCGCGAGATCATGGATGCGCTGTCGCCGGGCCATCCCGCCCAGCGCATCACCTTCATGAAGGCGGCGCAGGTCGGGGCCACGGAAGCGGGCAACAACTGGATCGGCTTCGTCATCCATCACGCGCCGGGGCCGATGCTGGCGGTGCTGCCGAGCCTGGAACTGGCCAAGCGCACCTCGCGGGGCCGCCTTGATCCACTGATCGCGGACAGCCCGGCCCTACGCGAACGGGTGAACCCGGCCCGGTCGCGCGATGCCGGGAATTCGATGCTGTCGAAGGAATTCCCCGGCGGCATCCTGGTCTTGACCGGAGCCAATTCGGCCACCGGCCTGCGGTCGATGCCTGCGCGCTATGTCTTCCTCGACGAGGTTGACGCCTATCCCGCCTCGGCCGACGAGGAAGGCGATCCGGTCACGCTGGCAGAGGCGCGGACGACGACCTTCTCGCACCGGCGCAAGGTGTTCATGGTCTCGACGCCCACGATCCGGGGGCTGTCCCGGATCGAGCGGGAGTTCGAGGCCAGCGACCAGCGGCGCTATTTTGTGCCCTGCCCGCATTGTGGCACGATGCAATGGCTGCAATTCGACCGGCTGCGCTGGGCGAAGGGGAAGCCGGAAACCGCCGCCTATCACTGCGAAGGCTGCGAACGCCCCATCGCCGAGCACCACAAGACCGAGATGCTGGCCAAGGGGGAATGGCGGGCAACAGCGGTTTCCAGGGATCCGAAGGCCATCGGCTTCCATCTCTCGGCGCTCTATTCGCCGCTCGGGTGGAAAAGCTGGTCCGACGTCGCGCGGGAGTGGCTGGCGGCCCAAGGTTCGGACGAGACGCTGCGCGCCGCGCGCAACACGCTGCTGGGCGAGACATGGGTCGAGTCGGGCGATGCGCCGGAGTGGCAACGGCTGGCGGATCGGCGTGAATCCTGGAAGCCGGGCACGGTGCCCATGGCGGGGTTGTTTCTGACGGCCGGGGCCGACGTCCAGAGGGACCGGATCGAGGTCGACATCTGGGCCTGGGGCCGGGGCATGGAAAGCTGGCTTGTCGATCACATCGTCATCCCGGGCGGCCCCGACGACCCCGCCGCCTGGGACAAGCTCACCGCCCTGCTCGGGCGCAGCTGGCAGCATGCCAACGGCGCCTTCATGACCGTGGCAAGACTTGGCATCGACACCGGCTACGAGGCCGCGGCGGTCTATGCATGGTCGCGCAAGGTCGGGTTCGAACAGGTAGCGCCCCTGAAGGGGCTTGAGGGCTTCAACCGGTCGGCACCGGTCTCGGGCCCGACCTTCGTTGACGCCACCATCGGCGGGAAACGGCTGCGCCGCGGCGCGCGGCTCTGGTCGGTCGCGACCGCGACTTTCAAGGCGGAGACCTACCGCTTCCTGCGGATCGAACGCCCCTCGGACGAGGCGCGCGGCTCGGGCGCCCTCGATGCCCCCGGCACGATCCACCTGCCCGGCTGGGCGGACACAGAATGGCTGAAACAGCTGGTGGCGGAACAGCTGGTCACCATCCGCAACAAGCGCGGCTATGCCCATCAGGAATGGCAGAAGATGCGCGAGCGGAACGAGGCGCTGGACTGCCGGGTCTATGCCCGTGCCGCGGCGTGGATCCTCGGCGCCGACCGATGGGACGAGGCAACCTGGCGGCGGCTGGAAGCGCAGGCGGGCGTGGAAACGCGCCTGCCCACGGCCACCGCAACCGACATCGCCACACAAGACCCGGCCCAACCGAAGGCCGGAACCCTGACCACGCCACGCCGGAAACGGCGGGCCTACACCCCGAACTTCATGAGGGACTGATGGACCTGGAACGCATGCAGGCCCTGCTGACCGCGCTGCAGGAAGCCCGCTTCGCCGGGCTGCGCAGCGTCAGCTATGACGGCAAGACCGTGACCTATGGCTCGGATGCCGAACTGGCGGCGGCCGTTCGCGACTTGGAGGGCCGGATCGCCACCGCCTCTGCGACGCCCCGCCGCCGTCGCTGGGGCACCGTCGCGACGAAGGGCCTTTGACCCATGGTCTTCGACGCCTTCCGTGCCCGCCTTGGGTCCATCATCGGCGGGTTCGACGCCGCACAGTCTCATCGTCGCATGCGCGGGTTCCGCGCCACCCGCGCCCATGTAAACACGCTGATCTCGGCCTCGGGCGAGACGATCACCGCCCGGGCGCGCTGGCTCGTGCGCAACAACGGCTACGCCGCAAATGCCGTCGATGCTTTCGCGAACCACGTCGTCGGTGACGGGATCAAGCCCTCGTCGAAGATCGCGGACGCCGCGAAGAAGGAGGAGCTACAGAAGCTCTGGCTTGCTTGGACCGACGAGGCCGATGCCGAGGGGCTGACCGACTTCTTCGGGCTGCAGCGCCGGGCGGCCCGCGAGGTGTTTCTCGCGGGCGAGGTCTTCCTGCGCATCCGCACGCGACGGCCGGAGGACGGGCTGACCGTGCCGATGCAGCTGCAGATGCTCTCCTCGGAAATGCTGCCGCAGGACATGACGCGCGTGTTGCCCGGCGCGGGATCGATCCGGCAGGGCATCGAATTCGACGGGATCGGGCGGCGCGTCGCCTACCATTTCCTGCGCCGCCATCCGGGCGACAGTACCGATCCGGGGCTGGCGGGCGAAACGGTTCGAGTTCCGGCCTCGGAGGTGATCCACATCCTCGATCCGGTCGAGGCGGGCCAGCTGCGGGGCGTGACACGCTTCGCCGCGGCCGTCGTGAAGCTCTTCACCCTCGATCTCTACGACGATGCGGAACTGGAACGGAAAAAGACCGCGGCGATGTTCGCGATGTTCATCACCTCCCCCGCCCCGGAAACCGCCCTCGATCCGGCCGAGGACGATCTAGAGGTCGAACCGGGCCAGGTGGTGCGCCTTGATCCGGGCGAAGACGTCACCACGCCTTCGACGCCGGATTCCGGGTCCACCTACGAACCCTTCCAGTACCGGACGCTCCTGCAGATCGGCGCTGCGCTGGGCGTGCCCTATGGGTATCTGACCGGCGACACCGCCAAGGGGAACTTCTCGAACACCCGGATCGCCTTGGTCGACTTCCGTCGCCGCATCTCCGCCTTCCAGCATTCGGTGATGGTTCACCAGCTCTGCCGGGCGGTCTGGACGCGCTGGATGGACACGGCGGTGCTGGCGGGCGCCATCGACTTTCCGGGCTATGCCACCGACCGGCGTGCCTACCTCGCCTGTGACTGGCTCCCCACGAAATGGGACTGGATCGACCCGGCGAAGGACGCCGCGGCGGAGATCCTGCAGATCGAGGCAGGCCTCAAATCCCGCACACAGGCCATCGCCGAGCGGGGATACGACGCAGAGCAGGTCGACCGGGAAATCGCGGCCGAACGCAAGCGCGAGGCGGAACTGGGTCTCGACTTCCGGCGGCCGGGGTCACCCGCACAGGCGGCAGGCGGCGGCGCTGCGCCGGGTGATGCGGAGGGCCAGCAACGAGATCAGCAGGAGGACGGCAATCAGGAAGAGGATGGGGAGGACCGGGAACCCCGGCGCGCGGAGGACGCATGATGCACCACACCCAGATCGCCCAGCGCGTCTTCAACACGCCCCTGATGGTGGATCCTGCCAAGGCACTGGCCTTCGTGACCGGCCTTGGTCCCCGGATCACGGGGCGGGAGATCAGCGTCGAGGGGCTGGAGATCATGGCCGAGGATCGCGAAGCAGCCACCCTGCCTGCCCGCGCATCGCTGCTCGGCGACGACCTGACCAACCGCCAGGCGCGGAACGGAAGACAGCCCTTCGCTGTGGTGGACGGGATCGCCGTCATCGAGATCGCAGGCACGCTGGTGCATCGTGGTGCCTGGATCGGGCAATCCTCGGGGCTGACATCCTACGAAGGGATCGCGGCCCAGCTGCAGGCGGCGCTTGCCGATCCGGCGATCCGCGGCATCGCCCTCGACATCGACAGCTTCGGTGGCGAAGTGGCGGGGGCCTTCGATCTGGCGGATCGCCTCCGCGCCGCGCGTCAGGTGAAACCCATCCATGCCTTCGTCGCGGATCACGCCCTTTCGGCCGCCTACGCCCTCGCATCCCAGGCCGAGCGGATCATCCTGCCGCGTACCGGGGCAGTTGGCAGCATCGGCGTCGTGGCCATGCACAGCGACATGAGCGGGGCGCTCGATCAGAAGGGCATCGCCGTCACGCTGATCCATGCTGGAGCCCGCAAGGTCGATGCGAACCCCTACCAGCCCCTGCGCGAGACCGTCCGCGCCCGGATCGCGGGCGAGCTGGAAGACCTGCGTCAGCTCTTCGCCGAAACCGTCGCCGAAGGTCGTGGTCGCCGCCTCGACACCCTACGCGCGCTAAGCACCGAAGCCGCCGTGTTCCGCGGTGAGGCGGCGGTCTTCGCCGGTCTTGCCGACGAGGTGGCCGATCCCGTCACCGCCTTCCGCGCTTTCGCCGCCGCACCCCGCGGCACATCCACCCCCAGAGGAAAGGGCCTGATGATGACCACTGCCCCCGAAGATCATGCGCAGCCTGCGACCGCGCCTGCTGCCAGCACCCCGCCGGAACCGGCCGCGCCCACGGCAATCGCACCGCCGCAGACGGCGGCGGCCGCGATGTCGCCCGAAGCCATCCGCGCAGAGGCGGCGGAGGTCGCGCAAGTCTGCGCGCAGGCCGCCCGGCTCGGCATCCAGATCGATGCCGCCGATGCCGTCGCGAAGGGCGTGAAGCCCGAGGCGCTGCGTGCGAAGGTCCTGGCCGATCTCGCCGCGCGCAGTGATGCCGCGGGCATCATCGCCACGGCCCCCGCACAAGGGGCCAAGGAAAGCCCCATCGTCGCGGCCGCGAAGAAGTCGGCCGCCGCCTCGCGCTGATCCCGGCGCATCCCATCCCCCAACATCGTGGAGACTGAACCATGCCCGTCCTGACGGAACCGCCCAGCATGGGCGATGTCCTCAAATATGAGGTCAACCCCAACTACACCCGCGAGGTGGTGACGCTGCTCGCGGGCATGCCCTACCCTGTCGGCGCCGTCCTCGGCCGGATCACCGCCAGCGGCAAATACAAGCTGGCGACCAGCGGCGGCACCGATGGCGCGCAGACCGCCTCGGCCGTCCTGCTCTATGCCGTCGATGCCACGCTGGCGGACGCGGTGGGCATCGTCATTGCCCGCGGCCCCGCCATCGTCTCGCGCGCGGGCCTCGCCTACGACGCCACCGTCGATGACGCGGCGAAGATCACCACCAAGATCGGCCAGCTGGCCGCCGCAGGCATCGTCGCCCGCGACGGCGTCTGATCCCCCTCATTCCCCCGGAGCATCCCCCATGACCCTCATCCGCAATCCCTTCGACGCTGGCGGCTATTCGCTGGCCGAGATGACGCAGGCCATCAACATCCTGCCCAACCTCTACACCCGCCTCGCCCAGATCGGCCTCTTCCGCTTCGAAGGGGTCAGCCAACGGTCCGTCATCATCGAGCAATACGAGGGCGTCCTCAGCCTTCTCCCCTCTGTCCCGCTCGGCGGCCCCGCCACCGTCGGCACGCGCGAAGGCCGGTCGATGCGCAGCTTCGCCCTGCCGTGGATCCCGCATGACGACGTCATCCTGCCTGCCGATATCCAGGGACAACCCGCGCTGGGCACGTTCGATGCGGCCGATCCGCTCGTCGAGGTGATGAACCGCAAGCTGCTCCTCATGCGCCGCAAGCACGCCCAGACCCGCGAATACATGGAGATGAACGCGCTCCGCGGCATCGTGAAGGACGGGGCGGGCACGACCATCTACAACTACTTCACCGAATTCGGCCTGGCGCAGATCTCGGTCGACTTCGTGCTCGGCACCGCAGGCACGAACGTGCAGGGCAAGGTGCGCGAGGTGCTGCGGGCCATTGAGGACAACCTCCTCGGCGAGGCGATGACCTCGGTCCATGCGCTGGTCAGCCGCGAGTTCTTCGACAAGCTGATCGCGCATCCGAAGACCGAGGAGGCCTACAAGTTCTACGCCTCGACCGGCGCCCAGCCGCTGCGCGAGGACGTCCGCCGCAACTTCCCCTTCGCCGGCATCCTCTTCGAGGAATATTCCGGCACCGTCACCCTCTCCACCAAGGCCACCGAACGGCTAGTTCCGGCGAACGAGGGCATCGCCTTCCCGCTCGGCACGATGGACACCTTCACCACCTATGGCGGCCCCGCGAACCTGCTGGAAACCGCCAACACCATCGGCCTGCCCCTCTACGCCCGCCAGCATCTCGACGAGAAGGGCCGCTGGATCGACGTGATGACCGAGGCCTCGATCCTGCCGGTCAACAAGCGACCCCGGCTGGCCGTCCGGATCCACAGCTCGAACTGACGGACCTACCCATGTCCGTCTTTGCCGCCGCCATGGACCGCATCTTCACCCATGCCTCCATGGCGGCACCGGCCCTCTGGATCTCGGCCACGACGTCCGAGGAACGCCCGATCCGCATCATCCGCCGCGCCCCGGATCGCGTGACCGACTTCGGCGCGGGGCGCTTCGTCAGCGACACGACCGTTGTGGACGTCCGCGTGGCAGACCTGCCCGCCCCGCGCCCGGGCGATGTGATCGTCATCGGCGCCGAAAGCCATGTCATCCAGGGAGAGCCGCTGCGGGATCGCGAGCGGCTGATCTGGACGCTCGATCTGAGGCCAGCATGAAGCTAAAGCTGGAAATCAGCCCCGACCTCGCAGCCCTGATGCAGGCGGAAATTGCCGCGGGAGAAAAGGCAGTTACCACCGCCATGCGCGAGGCGGGCGCAAGCCTCAAATCCGCCTGGCGCGGCCAGATCACCGGCGCGGGGCTGGGCACCCGGCTTGGCAACACGATCCGGCTGGCCACCTATCCCAAGGGCAGCGAGAGCCTGAACGCCGCGGCGCTGGTCTGGTCGAACGCCCCGGTCATCGTCGGCGCGCATGACACGGGGCCGCTGATCCGGTCGCGCAACGGGTTCTGGCTGTCGATCCCCACCGCCGCCGCAGGAAAATCCACGCGCGGCGGTCGGATCACACCCGGCGAATGGGAACGCCGAACCGGCCTCCGTTTGCGCTTGATCTACCGCCGCCGGGGCCCAAGCCTGCTGGTGGCCGAGGGGCGGTTGAACAGCAAGGGCCGGGCGGTGGCATCCCGCGCGAAGACGGGCCGAGGACTGACCACCGTGCCAATCTTTCTCCTCGTGCCGCAGGTCAAGCTTCGCAAGCGGCTCGATCTGGCGCGGGATGCAGATCAGGCCATCGACGGCGTGCCGGGAAGGATCGTGGCGGGGTGGGTCTGACTCTCGACGCGAGCTTCGAGATGGATTAGCCCTTACAAATCTGACCGATAGTGGGGTTCGCAATGAGCGTTTTCGAGAAGGTGACTATTCGCGATGCAAGCTATTTGGTTGATCAAGCGTCAGGCAAGAATGTGTTGCACGTAGAGAGTCCACATGCGCTCACTCAAGCCGTTGGATACGCAAAGTTCAAAGCGCAACCATTTGAGCGAGTGTTCTTGCGAGGCCAATCGAAGCTATATGATGGTCTGTCACCAACGCTTTACCGCGGAATTAAGAGTGACGCCGCCCAAACAAACAGACATGCAGCACTTAACTCCACGCTGGAATTGTTTCGAGCCAACTGCCGAATTTTCGAAGGATTTCCGGACTACGCCCATGAGCCGCTGCTTCAGCATTACGGAATTCACACAACGTGGATCGATGTGGTGGACAATGTTTGGGTCGCGCTCTGGTTCGCATCCCATCAAGCTTTCTCGGTCGGGAAACACAAAGAATTTCTCCATTTCGACCAACGAAAAGTCACGGAAGATTCTTATTGCTACATAATCCTGCTGTCCGCCAACGATGATAGACGCGGAAAACCTCGCCGCGGAATGCTGTTGAGCCGCAAAACCGAACTTATCGACCTGAGAGTTACGGTCCCGTCCATTTTCTTGCGGCCTCATTCTCAGCATGGAATGCTCTTTCGGGCAAAGGGCGAGCAGGGCGGCCGAATAATGGATTATTCAGAAGCGATTATCGGCGTGATCCGATTCAACCTCTCTGACGCGTTCAAGTGGCTTGGCTCAGGGAGCATGGTAGGCGTCCGCTCTCTCTTTCCTCCTCCTTACTTTGATACGGGTTACGGGATGCTGTTATCTGTTCCCCATTCAGATTTCACCGTCGGCGCCATCCATCACGTTGGCGCTTGATTTAGATAGCGTATGCCCACCACCCGCGAAACCGTCCTTACCGCGCTGCTCGCGCGGCTGCAGCCGCTTGCCGCCCTCACCCTGCGTGACGAGATCGTGCCCGAACGGATCCCGGCGGCCGGGCTGATCATCCTGCGCGACGGCCAGCCGGGTGAGCCGGAAGTGACTCTGTCGCCCCTGCGCTATCACTACCAGCACCGGGCCGAGTTGGAGATCGTCGTCCAGGCGGGCACCGACCGGGCAAGCGCCTTCGACGACCTGATCGCCGCCATCGGCGGGGCGCTGGAAGCCGACCGCACCCTTGGCGGCCTCTGTGACTGGGTGGAACCGAATGCCCCGGCCTCGGTCGATCTGCCCATCGAGGGCGCGGCGGCGCTGAAAGCGGCGGTGATCACCGTCGTCCTGCACTACACCACCACCGGCCCTCTGGCCTGACATCCCCCACATAGGAGACCCCCTTGGCACGCGCACACGGCGCGCGGGCGCAGATGGCGCTTGCGTTCGAAACCGTCTACGGCACCCCGCCCGCCAGCGGCTATCGGCTGATGCCCTTCGCCCGGACCACGCTGGGCGCGGAACAGCCCTTGCTGAACAGCGAACTGCTCGGCTATGGCCGCGATCCGCTGGCCCCGATCAAGGACGCGGTCACCGCCGATGGCGAGGTGGTGGTGCCGATCGATGTGGAGGCTTTCGGCTTCTGGCTGAAGGCGGCCTTCGGCGCCCCGACCACGACGGGGACGACTCCCAAGACCCACACCTTCCAGTCGGGCAACTGGACCCTGCCCTCGATGGCCATCGAAGTGGCGATGCCCGAGGTGCCGCGCTTCGCGATGTATGCGGGCTGCGTGATGGACCAGCTCAGCTGGCAGATGAACCGTTCGGGCCTGCTGACGGCGACCGCACGTCTGATCGCACAGGGCGAGACCATCGCGGCCACCACGGCCGCGGGGACGCCCACCGCGCTGGGCCTGCAGCGCTTCGGGCATTTCAACGGGGTGGTGAAGCGCAACGGCACGGCGCTGGGCAATGTCGTCTCGGCCGAGATCACCTATGCCAACGGCCTCGACCGGATCGAGACCATCCGCAACGACGGCAAGATCGAGGGCGCCGATCCCGGCATGGCGGCCCTGACCGGCCGGATCGAGGTGCGGTTCGCCGACTCTGCGCTGGTGACCCAGGCCATCGACGGCACGCCCTGCGAGCTCGAGTTCGCCTACAGCCTCGGGGCGAACGCCAGTTTCACCTTCACGGCCCATGCCGTCTACCTGCCGGTCCCGCGGATCGAGATCCCCGGGCCCCAGGGCATCCAGGCCACCTTTGACTGGCAGGCCGCGAAAGCCACCAGCCCCGCCCGCATGTGCACTGCAGTCCTCGTCAACACCGTCACGGGATACTGACCATGATCCGCCTGAACCTGTCGAACCGGCCCGAATGGCTGGACCTCCTGCCCGGCTTGCGCGTCCTCGTGGCCCCTTTGACCACTGCGCTGATGGTCTCCGCCCGCGCCGATCCCATGATGGACGGCCTGTCGGACAGCTCCAGCCAGGAGGACATGGCGCTCGCCATGGCCAAGGCGGTCGCGCGCCGCGCGGTCCTGGAATGGGAAGGCGTCGGCGACGATGACGGCAACCTCGTACCCGTCAGCCCAGCCGGGATCGACGCCCTGCTGGAAATCTGGCCGGTCTTCGAAGCCTTCCAGGCGCAATACGTCGCCCGCGGTCTGATGCTGGACACAGAAAAAAACGCCTCCGCGCCCTCGCCGACTGGTCCTTCGGCGGGGGCGACGGCTACTGCGCGGCCTGCGCAGGCCCCTGCCCCGACTGCCCCGCAAGACTGAACCGGCCGCAAACCGTCGAGGGCTGGCAGGTCTGGGACCTGACCCAGCGCCTCGGCGGCCAGCTGCGCATCGCGCCGGGTGCCGTCATCGGATGGGACATGGGGGCCGCCCTCGCACTGGCACAGGCGCTGGGCGTCAATGCCCTGATCGCCGCCGAACTGCTGCCCGAGATCGAGGCGGTGATGGTGCTCAAACTCAACGAGCAGATGGAAGGACGCCGGAATGGCTGAGAAGAAGGTCTCCGTCCGCCTCGTGGCGGAGGGCGGACGCCGCGTGCGCGCCGAACTGGAAGGGGTCGGTGAGGCCGGGGCCCGTGGCTTCGGTCGCCTGTCGCGCGAGATGGAACTGGCGAACACCAGGCTTGCCGCCTTTGCGCGCCGGGCGGGCCTTGCCCTTGGGGCCGCCGCTGCCGCCGCCACGGCCTCACTAGGGCTGATCGTCCGCTCCACCGCCGAGAGTGCCGCGCAGATCCGGCAGTTCGCGCAGGTTGCCAATGCCACGCCCGAGGCGCTGCAGCGCTGGTCGGCTGGCGCGAGGACGGTGGGCATCGAGCAGGAGAAGCTGGCCGACATCCTGAAGGACGTGAACGACCGGGTGGGCGACTTCCTCCAGACCGGCGGCGGGCCGATGGCGGATTTCTTCGAGAACGTGGCCCCGAGGGTCGGTGTCACCGCCGACCAGTTCGCGCGCCTCTCCGGCCCCGAGGCGCTGCAACTCTACGTCGACACGCTGGAACGCGCCGGTCTCAGCCAGCAGGAGATGACCTTCTATCTCGAGGCCATGGCCTCGGACGCGACCCGCCTCCTGCCGCTCCTGCGCAATGGTGGGGCAGAAATGGCGCGGCTTGGCGACCAGGCCTCCGATTTGGGTGCGGTTCTGGACGGTGACGCGCTCGAAGCCCTGCGCCGCACGCAACTGGCGCTGGGCACCGTATCCCTCGTGTTCGATGGTCTCCGGAACCGCATCGCCGTCGCCATGGCCCCGACGATCGAGGCGCTGGCCAATGCCTTCGTGGCCCTCGCCTCCGATGGTGGCGTCCTGCGCTCGGCCATCGACGGGTTGATCGGCAACCTTGGACGCCTGGCGTCCTATGCGGCGACCTTCGCGGCCGTCATGGCCGGGCGGTGGGTGGCGGGTCTCGCCGCCGCGGCCCTGTCGGTGCGCGGCCTGGCCACGGCGCTCGTGTTCCTGCGCGGCGCCCTTATCCGCACCGGCATCGGTGCGCTGATCGTTGGCGCGGGCGAGCTAGTCTACCAGTTCTCGCAGCTGGTGGCCCGGGTCGGCGGGGTGGGCGAGGCGTTTCGCCTCCTCGGCGATCTGGCCCGCGAAGTCTGGTCCCGCATTGGCCTGTCACTCGACGCGGCGCTGGCGCGCATGGCGGCCGGATGGGAGGGGCTGAAAGCGGCCGGCCTCTCGGCCCTCGAGGGCACCATCGCAGGCGTGGTCAGCTTCGGTGACCGGACGGCGGCGATCTTCCAGGGTGCCTACGACGCGGCGGTCGCGATCTGGGGCAGCCTGCCCGGCGCCATCGGCGACTTCGCCTTCCAGGCCGCGAACGGGCTGATCTCTGGTGTCGAGGCGATGCTGAACGGCGTCGTCACCCGGATCAACAGCTTCATCGCGACCCTGAACGCGGCGCTGGCCTTGCTGCCGGAATGGGCGACAGGCGAAGGTGGCGTGCGGATCGGCATCCTCGACCCGGTGGAACTCGGCCGCATCGGCAACCCCTTCGAGGGCGCCGCGACCGCTGCAGGTGCCGCCGCCGCCGATGCCTTCTCGGCAGCGCTGTCGCGGACCTACCTCGAGCCGCCCGATCTCGGGCTCGGTGCCATGGCCGACGACGCCCGCGCCCGGGCGGATGGCTATCGCGAAGCGGCAGGGATGCTGGCTGACGCCGCCGGTCGGCCGCTCGCCAGCTGGCAGGCGCTGAAGGATGCAGTGAACGGAACAGGGACCGAGGCCGAGACCGCGCTGGCGGATGCGGCTGCTTCAGCTGATGCCCTGAACAACGAACTGGGTGAGACCACCGAAGCTGCCGGAGGTGCCGGGGCCGCCGCGCGGGATGCTGGGGCTGCGGCGGCGGACGGGGCCGACCAGGCCGCCACCGGTTGGGCTGCGGTCACCGCTGCTTTGGCCGACTACGCCGCCAAGGCGCGCGACATCGGCGGGGATATCGGCAGCGCGCTGGTGGGCGCGTTCCAGAGCGCCGAGGACGCCATCGGCGACTTCGTGAAGACCGGCAAGCTCGACTTCCGCGATCTGGTCACCTCGATGATCGCCGATCTCGCCAAGCTCGCGGCTCGTCGTTTCATCCTCGGCCCCATCGCCAATGCCCTTTCCGGCGCGCTGGGCGGTGCGGGTGGCATCTTCGCCAACATCCTGCACACGGGCGGGATGGTCGGCGCGCCCGGTCCCGGCCGGATGGTCCCGGCGCTGGCCTTCGCCCATGCCCCTCGCATGCATAACGGCGGTTGGGCTGGGCTGCGGCCCGACGAGGTGCCCGCGATCCTGCAGCGCGGCGAGCGGGTTCTCTCCCGGCGCGAGGCGGCGGGGTACGGCCAGGCGGGCGCGTCGACCGTCAATGTCACGATCAACGCCCGCGACGCCGAGAGCTTCCGCCAATCGCGCACGCAGGTGGCCAGCGATATCGCCCGAGCCGTTTCGCTGGGCCGGAGGGGGATGTGATGGCGTTTCACGAGGTCAGGTTTCCGGACAACATCAGCCGGGGCGCGCGCGGCGGCCCCGAGCGGCGCACCCAGATCGTCGAACTGGCAAGCGGGGCCGAGGAACGCAATGCGAGCTGGGCCAACAGCCGCCGCCGCTACGACGTGGCCTATGGCATCCGCCGCGCCGACGATCTGGCGGCGGTCGTCGCCTTCTTCGAGGCCCGCAACGGCCGCCTGCACGGCTTCCGTTTCAAGGACTGGGCCGATTTCAAGTCCAGCCTGCCATCACAGACGCCGGGGCCAAGCGATCAACCCATCGGCACCGGCAACGGGACGACGACCCTGTTCCAGCTCACCAAGCGCTACACGTCGGGCGCGCAGTCCTGGACGCGGGCCATCACCAAGCCCGTCACCGGAACGGTGACCATCGCCCTGAACGGCACGCCCCAAGCCTCCGGCTGGTCGGTTTCCACCTCAACCGGCCTCATTACCTTCACCACCGCCCCGGCCTTGGGCGTGGCCATCACCGCAGGCTTCGAATTCGACGTCCCCGTCCGCTTCGACACAGACGCCCTCGACGTCACCCTCGATCTCGAACGGCTCGGCTCGATCACCTCGATCCCTCTCGTGGAAATCCGCACATGAAGTCCCTGAACCCTGCGCTGCAGGCCCATCTCGACGACGGCACGACAACGCTTGCCTGGTGCTGGCGGATCAGCCGCGCCGATGGCGTGACCTTCGGCTTCACGGACCACGACCGGACCTTGTCGTTCGACGGCACCGAGTTCGAACCGGAAAGCGGGCTGACCGCTTCCGAGGTTCGATCCGGCTCTGACCTCTCGGTCGACGCGCAGGACGCGCAAGGCGTGCTGTCGTCGAGCCGCATCACCGAGACCGACATCCTCGACGGCCGATGGGACAATGCAGCGGTCGAGGTCTGGCGCGTGAACTGGTCGGCACCGGCGCAGCGCGTACTCCTTCGGCGCGGGGCCATCGGCCAGATCCGGCGCGGGCGGCTCGCCTTTGTGGCCGAGGTGCGCAGCCTCGCCCATGTCCTCGGACAGACGGTCGGGCGGACGTTTCAGGCAAGCTGCGATGCGGCGCTGGGCGATGTGCGCTGCGGCGTGAACCTCGAGGCCGCGGCCTTCAAGGGGTCCGGCGCGGTGATCGATGTGCTGCGCGACCGGGCCTTCACGGCCTCCGGCCTCAGCACATTCGCGGCGGGCTGGTTTGCCTTCGGCCTCGTCGCATGGTCGACAGGTGCGAATGCCGGGCGGCGGGTCGAGGTGCTGTCGCACGACCTCGTCGACGGGGTGGCGATCCTGACCCTGCTCGAAGCGCCGGTGCGCCCGATCATGGCGACGGACGCCTTCGTGGTCCAGGCGGGTTGCGACAAGCGGATCGCGACCTGCAGCGCGAAGTTCGCCAATGTCGCCAACTTCCGGGGTTTCCCGCACATCCCAGGGCAAGACACAGTCCTTCGCTACGCCACCAAGGATGGCGGCCATGAGGGGGCGGTGCTGTGACCCTATCACACCGGACCGCTGATCCCGCTCTTGTCATCGCCGTCGCGCGGTCGTGGCTCGGCACGCCGTACCACGACCAGGCCAGTTTGCGCGGGGTCGGCTGCGACTGCCTCGGCCTTGCGCGCGGCGTCTGGCGCGAGGTGGTAGGGCCGGAGCCATTTCCGATCCTGCCCTACAGCCGGGATTGGGGCGAGACCGGGCCGCGCGAGGTGCTGGCCGATGGGGCGCGGGCGATGATGCCCGAGATCGCACCCGCAGATGCGCCGCCCGGTGCGCTGATCCTCTTCCGGATGGTGCCCCGCGCCATCGCCAAGCATGTGGGGATCCTCACCGGTCCCGGCACCTTCCTTCACGCCTACGAACGCCTCGGCGTGATCGAGGAACCGCTATCCCCCTCCTGGCGACGCCGCATCGCCTTCGCCTTCCTGTTTCCTGCACGCTGAGATTTTCCCATGGCGACGCTTGTCCTAGGTGCTGTCGGTTCCGCCATCGGCGGAGCCTTCGGCGGCGCGATCATCGGCTTCTCTGGCGCAGCCATCGGTGGCTTCATCGGCTCCACCATCGGGTCGGTGGTGGACAGCTGGATCGTGTCCTCGCTGGCCCCCGCGCAGAAGATCGAGGGCCAGCGCCTCGACAGCTTGCGCATCACCTCGGCTGCGGAAGGCGCGATCATCCCGCGGCTCTATGGCCGCATGCGCATTGGTGGCAACATCATCTGGGCGACCGATTTCCGCGAGGAGACCAAGACCACGACGCAAGGCGGCGGCAAGGGTGGCGGCGGCGGGAGGGTCCAGACCACCGAATACCTCTACTACGCCAGCTTCGCCGTAGCGCTCTGCGAAGGGCCGATCACCGGCATCGGCCGCATCTGGGCCGACGGAAAGCCGCTCGACATGACGGGGATCACCTGGCGCTGGTATCCAGGGAACGAGAACCAGGCGGTCGATCCTTTCATTGCCGCCAAGATGGGCGCCGCCAACAACCCCGCCTATCGCGGCACCGCCTATGTCGTCTTCGAGGAACTGGCGCTTGCCACCTACGGCAACCGCCTGCCGCAGCTTTCATTCGAGGTGTTCCGGCCGCTCGCGGATCCCGACACCGCCGAAGGGCTGGTCAAGGCGGTGACCATGATCCCGGCCTCGGGCGAGTTCACCTATGCGACCGAGGCTGTCCGCAAGACAGTCGGGGCCACGACCACAGTGTTCGGCCAGACGACCGGCGGCACCACCTCGACCGAGAACCTGAACGCCTTGCCGGATGAAGCCGATATCGTCGTGGCCCTCGATCGGCTGCGGGCCATGGCCCCGGCCGTCGAAAGCGTCAGCCTCGTCGTCGCCTGGTTCGGCAACGATCTGCGCGCGGGCAACTGCACCATCAAGCCCGGCGTGGAGGTGGCGACCAAGGTCACCAGCCCCAAGGTCTGGGCGGTCAACGGGGTCTCCCGCGCTGCAGCCCATCTCGTCAGTCGCGACGTCGAGGATAGGCCAGTCTATGGCGGCACGCCTGCCGACTTTGCCGTGGTGCAGGCGATCCGCGAGATGAAGGCTCGCGGGCTGCGGGTGACGTTCTATCCGTTCCTTCTGATGGACGTCCCGCCCGGCAATACCCTGCCGAACCCCTACAGCGCGAATGCCGCGACGCCGGGCCAGCCGAGTTTCCCCTGGCGCGGCCGGATCACCTGTTCCCCGGCGGCAGGCTATGTCGGGACCACCGACAAGACCGCCGCCGCCGCAACGCAGGTCTCGGCCTTCTTCGGCGTGGCGACCCCGGCGCAGTTCTCGGTGTCGGGCGACACCGTCAGCTGGACCGGCCCCTCCGGCGACTGGGGCCTGCGGCGGATGATCCTGCACTACGCCCATCTCTGCGCGGTCGCGGGCGGGGTCGATGCCTTCCTGATCGGGACCGAGATGCGCGGGCTGACCACGATCCGCTCCAGCGCCAGTGCCTATCCCGCCGTCACCGCCTTCAAGGCGCTGGCAGCGGATGTGAAGGCGATCCTCGGGCCGGGGACCAAGGTGGGTTACGCCTCCGATTGGTCGGAATACTTCGGCCATCAGCCGGGGGACGGCACGGGGGATGTGTTCTTCCATCTCGACGCGCTGTGGTCGGACGCCAACATCGATTTCATCGGCATCGACAACTACATGCCGCTGTCGGACTGGCGCGACGGCTTCGACCATGCCGATGCGCTGCAGGGTTGGCCCGCGATCCATGATCGCGGCTATCTGCAGGCCAACATCGCAGGCGGCGAAGGCTTCGACTGGTTCTATGCTTCGGCGGCCGACCGGTCGGCGCAATTGCGGACACCCATCACCGACGGAGCCGCAGGCAAGCCGTGGGTCTTCCGCTACAAGGACTTGCGCGCCTGGTGGTCGAACGCGCATTTCAACCGGCCGGGCGGGGTGGAAAGCGGCACGCCGACCGCATGGGTGCCGCAATCGAAGCCCGTCTGGTTCACGGAACTCGGCTGCCCGGCCATCGACAGGGGCACCAACCAGCCGAACGTGTTCTTCGACCCCAAGTCCTCCGAGAGCTTCACCCCATACTTCTCCCGTGGCTGGCGAGATGACACGATCCAGCGTGCCTATCTCGAGGCCAGTTACCTCTGGTGGGGCCAAGGGGCGAACAACCCGACCTCATCCATCTACGGCGGCCGGATGGTCCATGTTCCGGAATGCGCCGCCTGGACCTGGGACGCGCGGCCCTATCCCTTCTTCCCCGAACTGACCGGCATCTGGACAGACGGGCCGAACTGGCGGCTCGGGCATTGGCTGACCGGACGGCTGGGCGCGGTGTCGCTCGCCGCGCTGGTGCGCCACCTTTGCCTGCGTGCGGGGTTGGCGGAAGACCTCATCGACGTCTCTGGCCTCTGGGGCGCGGTCGAGGGCTATGTGATCGGCGCGCTGGAAAGCCCCCGCGCGTCGATTTCCACGCTGGCCCGGCATTTCGGGTTCGACGCCATCGAGACCGAGGGCATGATCCGCTTCGTCATGCGCGGTCGGGCATCCAGCCTCACCCTCGCGGTGGATGATCTGGTCGCCAGCAGGGAAGGCGAGGCGCTGGAACTGGTCCGCGCGCAGGAGACCGAACTGCCCCAGTCCCTGAAGTGGCAGGTCGCCCGGGCGGATGAGGACTATGACGCGGCGCTGATGGAAGCGCGCCGCATCACGGTCGACACCACGCGCATCGCTTCCGAGTCCTTCCCCATGGCGATCCCGCCCGAGGAGGCCGAACGCCGCTGCCGCCGAGCACTGATGGAGGCGTGGATCGGCCGGGAAAGCGCCACCTTCCGTCTGCCGCCCTCGCGGTTGGCGCTGGACCCTGCCGATGTCATCCGGCTCGCGCATGACGGCCGGGAGGTCGAGTTCCGGCTGGTGTCAGTCGCCGATGCCGAAGCGCGCGGGATCGAGGCGGTGCGTCAGGACCGTGCGGCCTACGATCTGCCGCCCGGTGATCCACGGCCCGCGTCGCTCGCCAGCCCCGTCGTCTTCGGCACGCCCGAGGTGGTGATGCTGGATTTGCCGCAGATTTCCGAGGACCAGCCCGCCCATCGCCCCCTGATCGCCGCCCATGCCAGCCCCTGGCCCGGCGAGATCGCCGTCTTCCGCAGCGCCTCGACGGATGGGTTCAATCTGCTCACCACCTTCGGCAGTCGGGCGCGGATCGGCACGCTGGCCTTCGACCTCTTTCCGGGGCCGACCTCGCGCTTCGATCTGGGCAACGCTCTGGTGGTCGATCTGCTGTCCGGGACGCTGGAAAGCGTGACCGATGTCGCGCTGTTTGGCGGGGCGAATGCGCTGGCGGTCGAGAGCGCCGCTGGCCAATGGGAGATCGTGCAGGCGGGTCAGGCTGAGCTGATCGCACCCGGCCGGTACCGCCTGACCCGCCTCCTACGCGGCCAGCGCGGGACGGAACATGCGATGGGTAACACGGCGCCCGCGGGGGCGCGGGTCGTGGTCCTCGACACAGCGCTGTCTTCGCTGCCCATCGCCGAGGCTGATCTCGGACTGCCGTGGAATTGGCGCGTGGGTCCGGCTGCACGGGCAGTGAGCGACGCTAGTTACGCCGCGCTGGACTTCACACCGACCGGCCGGGGCCTTGTTCCCTTCGCCCCGGTCCATGTCGATCAGCCGTGGCGAACGGCCCGCAACCCGGGCGATCTGACCATCCGTTGGACGCGCCGATCCCGCGCGCTGGTGGCCGATGCCTGGGAACAGGTCGAGGTGCCGCTCGCTGAAGACGTTGAGTCCTACGACCTCCAGATCCTCGACGGCGCTGCGATCAAGCGGACGCTGACCAGCAGCACGCCCTCCGTCCTCTACACCACCGCTCAGCAGACCGCCGATTGGGGCGCACCGCTCGAGCCCGGCCAGACACTGGCGCTCCGCATCTACCAGCTCTCGAACCGCCTCGGCCGCGGCACCCCCGCCGCGGTCACATTGCAATTCTGATCCCAATCCACGGGAATCCCCATGTCTGACACTACGACCCATCTGGGCTTGCCTTACCTCCTGGCCGCCCAGGCGCAGAAGCATGTCACCCACAACGAGGCCCTGCGCCTGCTCGATGCTATGGTGCAGCTCTCGGTCCTCAACCGCACGCGCACCGCGCCCCCGGCCAGCCCCACCGACGGCAACCGCCATCTTGTGGCCTCCGGCGCGAGCGGACTCTGGGCCGGGTGGGATCTGAACATCGCCTTCTGGATCGACGGCGCTTGGATCCGGCTTGTGCCGCGCACCGGCTGGCTGGTCTGGGTCGCGGCCGAGGGCCTGTTCCTCGTCTGGACCGGCAGCGCCTGGGAGGTGGTGGGCGAGCTGCGCGACGTGTCGGACGCGGTCTTCAGCCTGGTGAACGATGCGGACGCAACGAAGAAGGCCACCTTCTCGCTGGCGGGCATCAGCGCAGGCACCACGTGCAGCTTCACGCTGCCCAACACCTCATCGGAGCTGGCGATCCTCGCAGGCACGCAGACCTTCTCCGGCAACAAGACGTTTTCGGGGACTCTGACCGCCTCGGGCACGGTCACCGTCTCGGCAGCGTCCGCCAGCATCGGCACGGCCACGACGACCGCGACCTACGGAATGGGCACCGGGGCGACGACCACCGGCGTCACCAAGACCGTGAACCTCGGCACCGGCGGCGCCTCCGGATCGACCACGGTCGTGAACATCGGCTCTGCTACGGCTGGCGCAGGCGGCACCACGGTGGTGAACACGCCCACCGTCACATTCGCCAATGCCGTCACGCAGGTCGGCATGCCGCAGGCAAACCTGACCGCGCAACTGCTCGGCCTCGGCGGGGCCACGGCCGACAGCTACAACCGGATGTCGGTCAACACGCCCGCTGTGCTCCTGAACAACGCAGGCTCCGGGATCGAGGCGACGGTCAACAAGGCTGCGGCCGGAAATGACGCGGCCTTCGCCTTCAAGACCGGCTTCTCGGCCCGCGCCCTCATCGGGTTGCTCGGGAATGACGATTTCAGCTTCAAGGTCAGCCCGGATGGCTCGGCCTTTTTCGAGGCGATCAGGATCGACCGCACCAGCGGTCAGGTAGAACTGCCGCAGCCCACGGTCTTGCCAGGTCTGGCCGCAGCGCCATCGCCGCCGCCCGCAGGCAAGGCCGCCCTCTATGCGCGCAACCGCGCCGGGGCGCCGTGGATCGACGTGATGCGCCCCTCTGGCCGGGACTTTCCGCTCCAGCCGCATTTCGGGGTGAACCGGATCGCGACCTGGTCGCCGTCGGTCAGCACCACGATCACGACCGAAGGCTTGCCGATCACCTCGGTCGGCACCGTCTCGCACCCGACGCTGGCCGCCACGAACCTTGCCGCCTCGATGCGGCGCTGGCGCCTGACTTCGGCGGCCGTCGTGGACTCGGTCGCCGACCAGCGATCCGCAGGCTGGGCCTGCTGGCGCGGGAACGCGGCGGGCCTCGGCGGCTGGACCTTCGTCACGCGGATTTCGCTGACGACCCTGCAGGCAACTGGCATGGGATTCTTCGGCCTCTATGGATCGACGGCCGCGCTGGCCACCACCCTGACGCTGGCCGCCGCCATCAACTGTATCGGCATCGGCTTCCAGCGCGGCACCCACACCCGTTGGCAACTGGTCGCGAACGACGGCACCGGGGCGCCGACACTCACCGACATGGGCGCGTCCTTCGCCATTGCCACGGGCGGGGTGCTGACCCTGTTCATCGCGGCACCGCCGAACGGCAGTTCCGTCTGGGTGCGCGTCGTCGACGAGGTCTCGGGTGCGAACTTCGAGCAGGAGATCACCGCAGACCTGCCCGCCGCGACGCAGTTCCTGTCGCCGCGGCTGTTCCTGAACACCGGCGCGACAGCCGCCGCCGTCGCCTACGACTGCGCCGGTGTCTACCTCGAAACTGATTTCTGACCAACCGCAGCCTGCGGCAATGAAAGGACCATC